CGCAGGCATTTGGCGTGGAGCAGCTGGAGCTTATGCAGGGACAGGTAATTTCTTAAATCTTGGTGGTTATGACGGCATTACGTTTACGACTGGAAATGCTGATATTTCATCGCAAACAGAACGCCTCCGCATCGACTCAAGCGGTAACGTCGGGATTGGCACTGACAGTCCGACAACATTTACTGGTTACATTACTGTTCACCACAAAAATACGTCAGGTGATGCAATACATTTGATTGAAAGCGATGGTGGAATTATTGGTCAAACTTTTGTTAATGATGCTAGTGGGGTTGTTACAACAGGGTCACGTTCAAACCATCCGTGGCGTGTTACTACTAACGATACAGAACGCCTCCGCATCGACTCAAGCGGGAATGTTGGTATTGGTACTAGCAGTCCGTCTTCATATCCGGTTGCTTCAGAACTTGTCGTAGATACTGGTGTTAGTGGTGGAATAACTGTGGTCAGTGATTCAACTACTGGAGGCTACGGCGGTGTTTACTTTGCTGATGGGACTACTGGCAACGAACAATACAGGGGTTTTATCCAGTACGACCACAATAACGCCGGGTCTGTTGATAGCTTAATACTAGGAAGTTCTGGCACAGAAGCCATGCGCATCGACTCTAGCGGACAGGTAGGTATTGGCACTAGCAGTCCGTCATCTTTTGATGCCGCTGGCGATAATTTAGTTGTAGGTACTGGTTCAGGCAACAACGGCATGACCGTTTATAGCGGCACGGCAAACGCTGGTTCTTTGTTTTTTGCTGATGGAACTGGCTCTGCGGCGGCTAAAGCTGATGGATACATTCAGTATGAGCATAACAACCAAGCCTTAGCTTTCGCCACAAGCGGTGGTTCAGAACGCCTCCGCATCACCTCAGGTGGTGATGTCATTGCAAAAACAGCAGATGCGCGGATTGGCAGTGATGCTGGCTCTGTGGAATACGGCACGAGTGCAGCAAACTCAGTTCGGTTTTACACCACCAATCTTGAGCGGTTTAGGCTGACCTCAAGCGGCAACGTAAAAATTGGTACGGGTACTGACCGCTCTAGCTTCCTAACTGCTTCTACAGCGAACTTACAAATTGACGGTGGTGTTGTCTTTGATGCGGGTTCTGGCAATGACGCAGAAATATTCAACTATCGAACCACAGCCATGTTGTTTGGTAATAGTGGCACTGAAGATATGCGTATCGACTCTAGTGGTCGAGTCTTAATAGGTCAAAGTAGCAATACAGGTTCTGTTAATGCGGATAATCTTGTTGTCGGAACAGGAAGTGGTAACAACGGATTAACTATTCTTTCTGGCACAGGCAGCGGCGGAACATTGGCGTTTGCAGATTCTGGCGCAGATGAAGATGGATTTGTTTCGTTTAACCACGCAAACCAATTTATGCAGTTTGGCACAGCCGCCGCAGAACGTATGCGCATCGACTCAAGCGGCAACTTAATTGTCGGGGGCACGACAGCACAAGGAGCTTCAGCAGTAACCATGACCGCCGGCGGTAGCATTGTTACTGATGGTTTTATTAAGCCTCACACCGATGATGCTTATGACTTAGGAGCTTCAAGCCAACGCTGGCAAGACCTCTACCTGTCAGGCGGTGCTTACTTAGGCGGGGTAGCTTCAGCCAATAAGCTAGACGACTACGAAGAAGGGACGTGGACTCCTACCTATTCTCCACAAGCAAGCGCCTTCACTTCTATTACTTACGATGCTGCTGTTTATGGGAAGTACGTCAAAGTCGGTGCAGTAGTGCATATTCAGGGAATTGTTAGAACAGATGCTATTAGCGGAGGATCTGGTAATGTTTACATAGGTGGAATGCCTTTTACTGCAGATAATTATGGGGTTATTTCTATTGGATATACAAACAACTTTGCTGGAGATCATCCCGGCGGTTTATACACGGCAGCCTCTAGCACAGATATTATTATCAGATATAGAACTACCGCGAACTCTGGATTAGACAACCTTTTAAACGTAACTGATTTAGACACTGGCGGGAATAAAAATTACCTAATTTTTTCTGGCACTTACATGACAACTCAATAATTATCTCAAGTGGATTCTTGAGACGGACAGTCCAACAAAAGGAGAAAAAATATGGCTTTATCAGAAGCAACAGTAAACGACAAGATTGAAGTCGTTAGTCAAGGTTCTTGGTCTTGTGTACAAGTAAGAACCGCAACAGTAATCAGTCGTGATGGCGAAGAGATTTCTAGGACTTTCCATCGTCACGTAGTCATGCCAGATGCTGACTTAGCTCAAGAAGACTCTGACGTGTCAGCAATCTGCACCACAGTTTTTACACAAGCCTGTAAAGACGCATACGCGGCTCATGTCGCATCACAAGGAGTATAAATTATGGCAGCAGTATGGACTGTATCAACACTTGAAAGAAACACAGCAGACGGTGGTGTCACTGTCGTACACTGGAGAGTCTCAGACTCAGAGACTGTAGGAGAAGACACTTATGTTGCTTCTTCTTACGGTACTTGTGGATTCTCACCAGACCCCTCCTCAGAGGATTACATAGCTTATGATGACCTAACGGAAGCCGACGTGATTGGCTGGTGTCAGGGTGAGTTAGACGTTGAGGCTATTGAAGCTAGTCTGACTGCTAACATCAACGAGCAGAAGAACCCCACAACTGCTGATGGCGTGCCTTGGTAGTTTGACAACCTTCAAAAAATATGCTATAATCTTTTAAGGAGTTAAAATGGATTTACTTATTATAATTAATACTATTACAACAATTGTTACAGTAGCTTCTATTGTTGCTGCTGCAACACCTACTCCTAAAGATGATGAGTGGATTGCAAAGCTTTATAAGTTTATAGACTTGTTAGCCATTAACATTGGTAAAGCGAAGCAGTAGGTGAAGATAGGTATGGCTGTTAAAACAGAAATGGATTTAGCTTTAGAGGCCCTTGAAAAGATTGCTAAGCATGAAAAAGAATGTGGTGAGCGTTGGGCAGAAGCTGTAATAGAACTTAGAGAGCTTCGTAAAGCTACTGACAGTCATGCTGCCCGTTGGGAAAAACTTGCTTGGCTTGTAGTGGGTGTAGTTATTACTGGTGCATCTTCTGTTATTTTTGCACATTTGGGATAAATTATGAGTAGTAAAAGGTCTAGCAGGAATAATAAAAAGGTTTTAAAAGCACTTCGCCAGAAGAGAGCTAGAGGTGGGCGTACTAAAAAGTTTTATGGTGGTGTTGAAGGCATGACAGGGCTTAATATCCCTAGCGAAGCTGAAATACAAGCTCGTATAAGACAGCAGCAAGATACTAATCAAGAAACTCCTGAACAAAAAGCCGCTAGAGAGGCGCAAGAAAAAGCAGCTAAAGAAGAAGCCGATAGACAAAAAGCAGAAGCGGATAGACTTGAAGCTGAAAAAAAAGCAGAAGCGGATAGACTTGAAGCTGAAAAAATAGCAAAACAAGGGAAGGTTAGTAGTGGCACCCAACCTACTACTACTACTACTACTCCTACACCTACTACTACAACATCTTCTGTTGATGATCCTAAGCCTTTAAGAAGTGATTATGGTTCTAATTTAGGTGGACGTAGAGCAATTACTGCAAGTCAAGCCTATGAAAGAGATTTAGCGGCATGGGAAGCTAGACAAGCTGCTAATATAGACGTAACAGAAGGAATTGGTAGTGGGTCTCCTACAGACATTGCCACCAGTACAGTACAAGAAGGAACTACTATGAGCACTACAACATCGACACAGGGAGGCCCTCCAATAAACTTAGAAGTAACGCCTCCTGAAACTCCAGATGCTCCAGTAGCAGACGTAGCCAAATTAGACACAGGCGCTATAACTGAAAAGTCTTCTGATGCAGATAAACTAGCAGCGGGTATTAGCACTGAAGTTCAGCAGTTAGATACTACGCCTACTGCCGTTACAAGAGATAAGGCTGAAGCTGGTGTAGCTAAAGCAGAAGCTGTGAGCAAAACTTCTAAAGCTGAAAGTGTAAAAGACTTTGATGCTGCTACATATGATGCAGCAACGGCAGAAGATCTTGATCCTACTAAAGCTGCTGTAGGAACAGTTAGCGAGGATGCTATAGCTAAAGTAGATGAAGTAGAAGGTCTTACAGAAAGAGCAGTAGGTCAAGAAACTACTGCTGCTCAAAAAGAAAGTACTTTGGCTAAAACAGCTGAGTTTACTATTGATCCTCGTTCTATTGCACCTAGCGTAGAAGGAGATGTTGCTAATGTAAGTCCTACCGCTGAAGCTGAAAGATCAACACGTAGAGATATTGTAGGGACAGAAGCCGATGATGGCACTGCTGCTATGATTGATCAAACTGTAGGCTACGAAGCAGCTAAACGTCGAGCAGTAAAAGGAACAGCCGCAAAAGGTGCAGCCGCAGAAATGATTGCAGCTGTAGGTGATCTACCTCCTGATATTACAGCGGCTGTTGTAGAAGACCCTGCAACTGTAGAGGCTCAATTAGATGAGCAACCTGTAGAGGTAAGAGCAGCTATTGCAGCGTTGCCTACAGAAGCTTTAGTATCTTCTCAAATGGAGTCTTTACTTGGAGGTATTGAAGATGGAGAAACACCCGCATGGGCTAGGCCAGCAGTAGCAGCTATTGAGCAAAAACTAGCTGCTAGAGGCATGTCAACCTCCACTGTAGGGCGTGATGCACTATTTAATGCGATTATACAAAGTGCTTTACCTATCGCGCAAAGCAACGCACAGGCACTCCAGCAACGCGCTGCCCAGAATCTTAGCAATCAACAGCAGGCTAATCTTGCACAGTCTACACAAGACATGCAGCGGCGTATGGCTAACTTAGCTAACCGTCAAGGGGCTGCTTCGCAGACTGCGCAAATGGCTCAACAGATGGGTGTATTGCAAAGCAACTTTAACCAGCAAGCAACTGTTCTGTCTGCACAACAACAACAGCAAACAAGAACTCAAAACTTAAATAATCAACAACAGGCTGCTGTGCTTCGTTCTCAAAACCAACAAGCTATAAACGCTCAACAGCTAGGTAACGAACAGCAGATGGAGCTTGCTGAGTTACAAATTGAAGCTGCTACAGAAGGTGCAAATCAAAATGCAGAGAATCAAAGAAGGTTAGCAGAGATGCAAGTCGCTGCCGACTTCTTATCTAAAAATGCAGCATTTAAGCAGCAGATGGAGCTTGCTAACCTTTCTAATGATCAGCAGATGCGTCTTGCTAATTTAACAGCAAGAAATCAAGCTGAGTCTCAAAGGATGTCTAATGCAGAGAAAATTGAGTTAGCAAATTTAAATGCAGAGCTACAGACAAATATAGCTCAGGGGCGTATAGCCGCAGAAATGAATGTTGCTCAATTAAATGTAGATCAACAGACAGCTATTAGAAATGCTACTATGGTTGCTAATGTTGATTTAACTAAATTTAACGCGGCTCAACAAGTAGAGCTTGCTAATAGTAAAGCAATGCAAACTTTAGTTCTTGCAGATTTAAATAATCGACAGCAGGCAGCATTACAGAATGCTACAGCTATGGCTAGTTTGGATATGGCAACAGTAGATCAAAGAACTAAAATAGCTGTAACGAATGCTCAAAGTTTTTTAGCTATGGACATGGCTAATTTGAATAATGAACAACAAGCTATTATGTTTGATCAACAAGCTAAACAACAAAGAATATTATCTGATCAAGCAGCTGAGAACGCAAGACGGCAATTTAATGCTACTTCTGAAAATCAAGTAAATCAATTTTTAACTTCTACAGAAGCAGCGATGCGACAATTTAATGCTAGTCAAAATAATGCTATGAAGCAATTCAATGCAAGTGAAGCGAATAGAGCTTCTGCTCTTAATGCTCAGTTAGCTACTGATGTTTCTAAAGCTAATGCTACAATGAAACTAAATGCAGATCAGTTTAATGAAAATATGGATTTACAAAGAGAAACATGGAATGCTGCCAATGCTCAAGCAGTAGAGCAATCTAACATTGAGTGGCGAAGAAAATCAAACACGATTGATACCGCAGCACAGAATGCTTCTAATATGCTAAATGCTCAGCAGACCTTTCAAATGGATTCTGCTGAAATGGCTTTCTTGTGGCAAACTCTTAGAGATGAAGCCACATATCAAAGAACGGCATATGAAAATGATCAGCAAAGAAAAACAACCTTGTATGCTACGGCGCTTGCAAATGAAGCAGGGGCTAGTGGACAAGAAAACTCTACTTCAGTAGATCGTTTATTTAACTTAGTTAAAGGTGTAACAGGTGGTAGCTAATGGGATTTTTTAAAAAAATATTTAAAGGCATAGGTAAAGTTTTTCGTAAGATTGGTAGGGCAATTAAGAAAGGCTTTAAAAAATTTGGTAAGTTCATGGGTAAGCTTGGCATTGTAGGTCAGCTAGGTATGATGTTTATTCTTCCGGGGATAGGGGGTGCCCTTATGAAGGGCCTTGGAGGTATTGCAGGTAATATGGCAGCACTTACTGGAAAGTTTGCAGGTCTTAGCGGCACGGCGCTGGGTACAGCTGTTAAGGGCATGGGAGCCGTATTGAAAGGCGCTCATGGTTTTGTTCAAACAGGTGTAAATGCTTTTAAAACTGTTACAAGCGGAATTATGGAGTTTGGTAAAACAGCGTTAAACAAAATACCCGGAATTGAAATTAGTAGTGCCAAAGCAAACTTCTTTGGTGCTGATAGCGTAATGGAAGGTATTCGTGTGGATGCGGCTAATATTGGAAACCCTTTCCGCAACAGTATTACACTAAAGCCCGGAATGTCTGTAGATCAGTTAAGTAAAACAACAGGTTTATCAGTAGAATCTTTACAAAAATTAAATCCAAATGTTAATTTATCGGCTCCGGGGGCTGACCTTACTGGGCGTACATTGAATTTAGATTTTGGTAATATTGCTCCTGATATACAAAAAGTTATTGAAAATGCTAAGATAACAACTGCTGGTGGAGTTCCTTCAGACGCTTTTGGAGTTGATGTAGGAAGAGTTGATACGCTAAGGCCGGGAGAAGTAAATTTAAACTTTGACCACACGCCTACCCAGAACAATGGTTTTCCAACAAGTGCTGTTGATCCTTTTCCAGAAGTAACTAGTGTATTAAACCAAGCAGATTTAACTAGAATAGCTTCAGTAGAAATGCCTAACATTACAACTAATTTATTAGAGCCTATACCTGTAGATAAAATTGGAACGACTATGGCAGATCCAGTAGGCACGATTGCAGATCCAACTACAGCTATTGAAAGTGTAGTACCTGATGGTCTGGCTGAAGTAGGAGCTACTCAACAAGAATCGTTATTATCTAGAGGTTTTACTAGGGCTAGAGAAGGTTTGTCAGCAAGCCTTACTAGTGCTTTAGATGATCCTATCGGCACAGGCTTGCCTATGGTTCAAAATCTAGCAAGTACTTTTGCTTCTCCAGAAGAAATTGATATGGGTCGAAGAGGCCCCGGATTTGTTGCAGATGTACTGCCACAATTTGATATTGCATCTGTTGATATGACTCAATTATTAAATGCTGGCAACTATGGGCCGGGAGCCGTATCAATGGATTTCGTAAATCAAGCTATGCTATTTCAAAGCCCGAATCAACGCTTTCCGGGCGCATTAGGTTACTAGGAGATAAATAATGAGTATGCCACAAATTAATACTGATTTTATACAAGCAAGACTAAGCAGGTCTGTTCCGGGTGAGTCTTTTGCTAATGATCCTGATACTCCGTATCCATTTGAAAAGGCTCCAGAGTTTACTTCTGTAAATAAAGCTTCAGAATTTATTTTTGAAAGAATTACTGAAGAAGAAAACTATATGCAATTTATGGAAGTAATTGCAGGGGGTACGCCTCTAATGGAGATTGCTAAAGTATTGCTGTACTCTATGTATGACGAAGGTAAAATTAATCCTGATTTAATGATATTATTAATTGAACCTACTGTGTATATTTTAATGGCTTTGTGTGAGCGAGCAGACATTCCTTTTACTATTGATGGTGAGTTAGGCGAAGAAGAAGATCTTGATGGTAATAGTCAAGATTACGAAATTTTACAAAGACTTCAAGAGGCCCAAAGGTCAAATGAAATACCTTTACCACAAAATATAGAGCAAAGGTTGCAAGAGCTTAGGCCACCACCGCCTGAAGAGTCGCCCCCTGAACAAACAAGTCTACTAGATATGGAGCAGTAAATGGCTATTGAAGAGTTTGGAGAATCATTACTTTCAGCCCAACGTGAGCGGTTTGCTGAGCAAGATAGGCAGGCACGTAAAGCACAAAAGAAAGCTAAACAAGCGCAGTATATGCAACTGGGCGGTGCCTTGATCGGCTCTCTAGCTCAAACAGGTGCCCAAAAGAAAGCAGCATCTTTTATGCGTAGTGAACCTATTATGGCTGCTAGGGCTAAATATAATGCTGGCGTAGCGCAAAGTATTTCTCATTTAGAAAATAATAAACTAGCTCAAGCGCATCAACAAGGTGTTGTAGGTTATTTACGAGATAAATATATTCCGTTAATACAAGATCAAGTTAATAGAAATATTGATGAAAAAGATTATACTAAAGATGGGTATGACAAATACATCTATGACAAAGCTACTGAATTAGCTCAAGCTAACGAATCTAAGTTTAACGAAGCTACTGTTGCTGCTATGCGCGTAGGTAAGGACTCCACAGCCTTTGATAACTTTATTAAGTTGAATGACGGCATTGCTGATACTCCTATAGGTGCGGTAGCTCAAGGCATTACTGGACTCTTTAGAGGTAAATCTCAGCAAGCCTTACGAGCAGATGCAGCTAACAATATTATTAGTAGTAGATACATTCAAGATGTTGATGCTTTGAAAGCGGCGCAGTCTGCACTAGCCCAAGGCTTCCCGGCGTTAGAGGCCGCGCAGATTGGTCAAAGTGTAGAAAACTATAAAATGTCTGATGATGATTATAATGAAATTAGTCGAAAAGACGATACTATTACAAAACATATAGCAGGCAAACAATATACTATTACAGGTACTCGTGTAATTAAAGAAAATTCATGGGGTCAAAAAAGAGAAACTTTTCAGCCTGATGCAGAGTTTGCTGATCTAGCAAAAAGTTTAACGCCTCCACCAACAGTTACAAACGAGACTATAACGGCTATGGGCATAGAATATAATGTTACAACAAAACAACCTATGGATGTTTATGGTAATCCTACTGGTCAGCCTATAATTACAAGGCAAGCAATAGGGCCTAGTTTGCGGGGGGCCGCAGCTATAGATGCTAGAGAAGTAAATGAAGTAGGCTCTCAAGTAAGAATGAGATTGCAAACTTTTAAAACTGGTGTATCAGATAATCCTTTTGAAGACTTTAGTGAGCCTTATGGCGAGTACGTTCTTGCAGATACAGATTTTACTGATAAAGATACTCAGCCTAAAGATTTATTTGATGCAAGATCCGCTGAAATGATAACTCAAGGATCAAAAATTACAACAGCTACTAATTCAAATAAGTACGCAAATAACTCTAAAAATTTAGGAGTTACAATAAGTCAGCATGTATTTTTAAATGATATGGCAAGAATGAGTGATCAAGCCATTGGTGAAGATAACTATGATTTTTCAAAAACTCTTATGGTTGCTGGAGCAGATCATTCACCTTTAGAAATTTTAGAAGCCATAGGTAGTATTAAAAAATCTAGACACGCAACAGTAGATTCTCAATATGTAAATAGCCTGTTAAGTCGAAATTTTTTAGGTGATCAACTAAATGCTTTACAGAGCGATCCAGAAACTTTAGGTAAATACATTAAAGCTTTTAATGCTTATCAAGATGATCCAGCATATAATCATTTATTTAGAAAAGAAATACCTTTTGCTGGAGAACGCGCTTCAGTTTATGATTTAATGTTATTAACACAAAGAGCTAGTCAATGACAGAAATTTTAAAACCAAAGTTAAATTTTAATGATGAAAATGCTATAGCAGAGGCGCTAAAGCAGACTCCATTACAAAAAGTTCCTGAAGCTGCACAGGACTCTACGTTCTCTGTGTCTGACTTTAAGGCCAGACGAGCAGATGACTTAGAGGCTGTATTTGAATACAAGTTTGGTGAAAGTGATTATTATAAAGCATTAAGAGATAATGTTCAAGACTTTGCGCCTGATGAAATTATAGACAGGTTAAGACAGGACTCCATGACTTTTTCTGGCTTTGGCACTGCTGCTATGCTTGAAAAGGCTCCACAAGAAGTTAAAGACGCTTATGGTAGAATACTACAAGATTGGGACAAAACAGATCCAGAAGGCTTTGAAAATTTAACTGCTCTATTTAGCAATACAAAACATCTAGTACAAGACCCTGTGACTGCTGCTACTTTGATGATAGGAGGCCCCGCACTTCCAATGGCTGCTCAGGCCGCAGTTAAAAAAGAACTAGGTAAAAAAGCTTTGCAGTTTATGGCTAGTAATACTAGGAATGCAAACATGACTAAAGCGGCAGCGGCGGGTGCAGGCTGGGCAGGCTTAGGAAACTCTTCAGAGCAAGCTGTTAACATGGCAGCGGATATACAAAAAGATTTTGATGGTATTCAACTTTCAACCGCATTAGGAACTGGAGCAGTTATCGGTGCACCTTTAGGTAGATATTCTGAAGATATAGGGGCTGCTCTTGGTAGGGGTGCTGCGCGTCTTAATGAAAGATTTTTTCGTAGCAAGATAGGTGATGACAATATAAAAACTTCTGTAGATGAAACCGTTGTAGAGCGTCAAATGGTGCAAGAAACTGGTGCGCCACTTCAAAGGGATGAGCTTACACTAGAAGAGGCGCAAGAGGGCGGGTTAGAATTTATAAATGAAGTAGAAGAAGTTTTAGAGGGTATAGCACCTAGCCCTGAAAAAGCACAAAGTCAAGCAAAGTTTAATGCTAAAAGAGCTAGAGAGGCTATTAATAAAGCGAACAAAGAGGCGCAAGAAGATCGTTTGTACGGTGGCTTTGTGTCTGACTCTGAGCTAGATGAAATAGCAGAGCAATATGACATAGATCGTGAAAACTTAGAAGAAATTATATTTGACTATGAAGCTAATAGAGATCTTCCAAATGTAGATGACTTTGATGATTATCTCATCGAAGAGGTAGGCGAAGTATTTTATAATCTTAACAAAGCTAAAAAGAGAAAAGAATTTGCTATTGCGTCTTTTAGTAACTACATGGCTAATCGAAAGAAAGGCTCAGATCCTGTCCCTGAAAATTTAGAAAGGGCTGTCAATGCTTTAACTATTATGGCACAAGAGGCTGGGCGTGTAGACCCTCCTCAAGCTATTGTATCTAAAGCTCAAGCGTTTACTGCTAAGATAGGCGGTAGTGAAAAGACTGAAGCAGAAGTAGCAGATGTGCTTATGCAAGCAGAGCAGGGATTAATTTCTCCAGATAATGCACGGGCAGCTTTATTAAAAACAACTCAAAAATTTCATGGCAAGTATGTTTTTGGTAGACCTACTAAGGTTTTGACAAAATTTAGTGAGTCACCAACAGCTGTGCGTCTAGCAGAAATGATGCGTTATGATGCTAATCAAACTTTCACCAGTGAAACTAAACAAGTTGGAATGGACTTCAATGAAACTTGGAAGGATTATGCAGGCTCCTTGTACTCTCCTTTAATACAAGCTATGCACGGCTTGCGTGATATTTCGCATGGTGGATTAAAAGATGCTATTAATTTAGATCTAAGCAGGGCTTTACGTGGTCAAAAATCTCAATCAGAAGAAGTTAATAAGGCGGCAAGTCTTATTAGAAAAAATGTTTTAAACACAGTAGTAGACCGTAATAGAGAGTTAGGTTTTGAAACAGACCTTATAGATGAAGACTACTTCCCTCGTTTGTGGAACCGCTCAGCTATTTTAAAAGATTTTTATGGCACATCAAATGTTTTTACAGATGAAAAAAGAAATAAACTTGCAGGTAAGGGGCCGAACAAATTTGCTAAACTTCTTGTAGCAGACGGAGAGGCTGAAAATATTCAAGAAGCAAATGCAATTATAGCAGGTATGCTTAAAAAGAAAACAGATGCAGAAGGCCCCGCCGGTGCAGAGTTTGTTTCTGGTAACTCCTTTTTTACTGCTAGAAAATTTACGAATATAAAAAACGATAATAAATACGAAGAATTTTTAGATAATAATGTAGAAAATGTAATGTTTCAATACATTACTCAGAGCGCAAATAAATATACTAAAAGAAAAGTATTTGGCGTGGACACTCTAGAGCGCAGTGATTTACCTTTTGATCAAAGAAAAGATTTTAATACAGTTTATATAGATAGGATTAAGGCTGAAGTCGAAGCAGCAGGTAACACTTTTACTGGGCAAGACTACAAAGATATTCAGAATTTATATAAAAGTATGACAGGAGAAGGTATAGAAGACTATGGACAAGGCGGTCAGGTTGCGCGTGATACTTATGCAACATTAGTACGCATGTCTACTTTGCCTCTAGCTACGATTTCAAGTCTTACTGAGATTTTACTAAATATTCAAAAAGCAGGAACTAAAGAGTCTGTTAAAGGATTTGGTAATGCTCTTGCTCAGGGAACAGAACTAATTACTAATGGCATTCGTAGGCGACTAGGGCAACAAGGATTGTCTGATCCTGAAATATTTGATGAAATGCGCGAATCATTTTTAATGTTAGAAAATGCTAACATTAGCGCAGCAGATAGGCTGGGTGATTCTTCTATTGCTGGGCATGGTTTTAAACAAGCTAACAGAAAATTTTTCCAAGTTACTTTACTTGACGGTTGGACAAAAACTGTGCAGCTTTCTGCGTATAATACAGGTAAATCTTTAATACACAAAAATTTAAAAGCTATAGCAGATAATGGGACTTTGCCAGACTCTAAAAGAATTGGCAATATGCGGGATCAGCTTGCTGCATTAAATGTAGATGTAGATGAGGGCCTTGCGTATCTTAAAAGAAATGATGGGCAAATAAATACAAAAGATCCATTTTATAAGTCTGTTAAGCGTGGTGCTGGCCGATATGTAAATGAAGTAGTTTTAGATACGGGGCCTAGAGCAGCTATAAAACCTATTTGGATGTCCGATCCAAAGAAGGCTATTTTTGCTGAGCTTCTTGGATATCCTACAGCTTTTTCAAATAAAGTTTTAAAAGAGTTTGTTAGAGGTTTTTCAAAGCCTATAGATAATCCTGAAGCTTTTGCAAATGCCTTGGCAGCTTCTTTGTCTATGACAGCTGCCGCTATTGGTTTAAACTATGTTCGTAATCCTGATTCTTTTAATGATAAAAGTGGAGCAGAGATAGCGGCTGAAGGCGTATCTAGATGGGGTGGGGCTGGTATACTATTAGATATGGTGCAAAGAACTCAAAAAACTTATGACATCACAGGTAATCCTGCTACAGCCGCGTTAGGTCTGGCTGGGCCTGTCGGTAGTGATATAGGTAGAGTAGCAAGTTACGGTAAACTAGGGCCTATCATTGGGGGCAGAATGCCGGGATATGGTCTTCTTGGTTCGCTTCCTAATGAAACAAAAGAACAATACGATAAATTTTTTAGCGACTTAGAAAAGAAAGAAAAAAGACTGCCTTATAGGAAAGGAGGTGAAGTTGAAATAGAAAGGGCTGCTGAAGAGCCTGATGAGCGCATAGATAAAGTAACAGGCAGACCTTACGATTCTCAAGCTGGTGAAGCTTTTATTGATGAAGAGGATCGCTCTGAGCGCAAGCAGTTTGTTATTGGAGGACTTTCAAGAGCAATATCTAGAGAGCTTTCACCTTTTGTTAGTGAACTAGCTAAAACTATTTTGGGAGAAACCAAAAAAAATAATGTAAAGGTAAGTCAAGAGGGCGCTGTAAAGGTTGCAAAGAATATTGAAGAAGCTTACTCCAGCACTGATCCAGATATGCCTGCTGATTTAGATGATCCAGATTTTCGTGAGTTTGTATTTACAGATACAAAACAGCTGTTAAATGAAAAACACGATATGTCTATGGCTGATTTTAGAGCAGAAATGCCAGAATTTATAGATAAAGATAATACGTTAATTATGGGGCGTGAATTTAGTAAGGCGCGTGGTTATGACGATGAGCAGATCAGAGACTTTGAAAGAGCTATGGAGCTTTCAGAAATGTTTGCTATGGAAGGCAACGATGTGATGGATGTTAGCGCCCACATAGCACAAGAGCTAGATACTATTGGTGCTAGAGCTTTAGGCACAGATTGGATAAGTAAGTTTGATAATATTTACAAAACTTCTGCTGCCAGATATGATAACAGAGTTGTAACTTCTAAAGAAGTGCAGGCACTAATAGATGAGTTTACGCCAGAAGAAAGAAAGCTGGCTAAAAAAATATTTAGTAAAATGCCTCGCCAAGCTTTGCAATTAGATCAGCAAGGTAAACGTGTAGCTATCGACTATTCAGTTTCAGATGAGCAACGATTAGATAACTTAGATAAGTTTTTAGCTAACTCTCAAGAAAAGAATATGGTCTATCGCTCAACAGCCAGTGGTTTCTTTAATGAGTTTGATGAGGCTGTAAACATGCCGCAGGAAACAGGGCTGCATGTGGGCACTAAGGCTCAAGCGGAGCGTATGGCGTTGTTCCGCAGGGAAGATGAAGATGTGTATGATGAAGATAGTGGAATATCATCTAAAAAACTATCTAAGCGTCTTGCAGAGCCTGTGCGCGAAGGGGAGACTCCACCGCCTTTAGCAATGACTAGAGGGTTTATACGGGTGGAAAGTCCACTATTAATAGAAGATATGAGCTTTGGAACTTACTCTAATGCGACATCTCTATTTGATTCTCCCAGTACGATGGCTGCAATAACAGAGGCTGTGCTAACACAAGCTCCCAAGCTAAATGCTACTAAGTTCAGTAATGCAAAACAGAACCTGTATGAAAAAGTATTAGACTTTGAAGCTTGGCAAGAGGCTGTAACAGATGGCACCCTTAATAAAAAGAAAATGTCAGAAAAAGATTTACTTGTGGAGCGTATGAAGATAGCGGATTTAAATATTACATTTAGAAAAATGCTAGAAGATCAGGGTTTTGACTCTATTAAATATTTAAACTTAGCAGATACTCCTGCTGAAGAAGAAACTGTAAATGCTTTTTCTTACATACTGTTTAAGCCTGAGCAATACAAAACTCAAAATGCTGTAGAGTTTGATCCCAAAGATCCACGGCATAACTTTGAGCATGGGGGTAAAGTACTAACTGTTTTAAAGAGAAGGAAAGCAGCATGAAGTATGAAATTAAAAGAGGCGATACGTTAAGTCAAATAGCTCGTAAATTTAATATGAACTATAAAGAACTTGCACGTTTAAATAAAATAGCTGATCCTGATAAAATTAGAGCGGGTCAAGTTATTAGTGTGCCGACTCAAGATATGAAAGCTCAAGTTGAAGCTGCTCAGCAACCTGTACGCAAAGAGCCTATTAAACAACAAGCTCCTGTACGCGAAAAACCTGCTAGGCAGCCAGCCCCTCTGCGTCAAGAGCCTACTAAACAAGAGGCTCCTAAAAAGGAGTCTTTGATGAGTATGCCCAGCCGCCTTGCAAATCCTGTGCGTAATGAAGATCCTTTAATATCTACTAATGTGCGACAGTTTGTGTATGACTTATTTGGAGGTTCAGAAACTTTAACAGAAAAAGATTTAAAACAAGAAGAAAAAGAAGCTTTAAAAAAGGCAGCCTTACGCGCACAAAGTCAAGGTAAAAAAGCTATTGAATACGCTGATTATGGTACTCAAGCTAAAGGGCAAAGCCAGTATGCAGATGTAGGCGGGGGTGGGGGAGCTTTAGATTTTATTACTAAAGTATTTGATCCTCAGTATTCTATGAAGACTACCATAGGTCAAGCTCGTATAGAACAAGACGATGATGGGAATACTATTATTGTAGATCGTTATAACTTTAATGACTCTGACGATAAGTTTAGTTTTACAGGTTTAATGGCTGGCATTAAAAAAGCAGGCTTTAGCCCATACGCGCAGCTAAGAAACATAGCTAGAGAGTTAGGAAGCGGAGAAGGTGAAGGGAGCGAAGTAAGAATTAATTTAGGTAAGCTTGCTTCTGCGGATGTTAAAAAAGTAGAAGGTCTTATTTAGTGTATAAGCACTTTACAGAAGAAGAACTGGAGTGTAAGCACTGCCAAGCCAAGGGTATAGACCCCATGTTCATGAAGAAGGTAGATGCCTTACGTGAAAAGCTTGGCTTTAGCTTTCCTGTAACCTCTGCATACCGTTGTCCTGACCACCCCATAGAGGCCCGTAAAGCCTCTCCGGGGGCACATGCGTCAGGTAGGGCCATAGACATAGGGGTGTCCCATGAGAGGGCTTACAGGCTCGTACAGGGCGCTCTAGAGGCAGGTTTTACAGGTATTGGTATAAGTCAGAAAGGCCCCACAAGGTTCATACACCTTGATGACTTAGAAGACTCTGAAGGCCGTCCAAGACCACACATCTGGAGTTATTAATATGAGTTTAGTAGCAAGCTTAGTAGGCCCTGTATCTGGACTACTGGATAAGTTTATTGAAGACAAGGATCAGAAGAATGCTTTGGCCCATGAGATTGCTACCATGTCTGAGAAACATGCACAGGAGTTAGCTAAGGGTCAGCTTGAGGTTAACAAAACTGAAGCAGCACACTCTAATATCTTTGTAAGCGGCTGGAGGCCCTTCATTGGCTGGACATGTGGGCTAGGTATGTTTGGTAACTTCATTACTATACCATTTGCAAACTTTGTACTGGCCCTTTTAAAAATATCTATTGTCATTCCTCTCGTACCGCTAGAAACAATGATGCCTGTTCTCATGGGTATGTTGGGTTTAGGTGCTATGAGAAGCTACGAAAAGACCAGAAAATGATCGGTGAAATATCTGCAATTATAGCTGGTGTTAATGCTGCAACAGGCGCTATCAAGCGTGTAGCTGAAACTACAAATGATATACAATCTATATCAGGATTTTTATCAACACTAGGCGGCGCTGAAGTAGAGCTTGCACGGGCGCAAAATGAAGGTAAACTATCTGAAGCAGACGCTGTAAAGGCTGCATTAGCTAAAAAACAAATACAAGAAACCATGCAAGAAATTAAAGATTTGTTTACTATTAGCGGTAACGGTCAGCTATACAACGAAGCTATGGCTGCTATGGCTGAAGCAAGAAAGGCTAAACAGCAAGAGTTGGCTAGAGCAGTAGCGGCTAAGAAACAGTTTTGGAAAGATGTAAGAGAAATAGGCGCTGTTATAGGGGTAATATTAATATTATTGCCTTTAATTTTAGCAGTATTACTTTCATATGTAACTAGATAACTGGAGGCACCATGCCAGCAGCTAAGAAACCAGCGAAAAAAAAATCCAGAGTTAACGAGGCAGGTAATTATACTAAGCCTACAATGCGTAAGCGTTTATTTAACAAGATCAAGGCAGGTTCTAAAGGTGGAAAACCGGGGCAATGGTCAGCCCGTAAAGCTCAGATGCTTGCTAAACAATATAAAGAAGCAGGTGGCGGGTATAAGTAATGGCTGATCCTAAGAAGGGTACAGGTAAAAAGCCTAAAGGTTCAGGTCGTAGATTATATACTGATGAGAATCCTAAAGATACTGTTCGTATTAAATACGCCACTGTACAAGATGCTAGAGACACTGCACGCAAAGTTAAAAATATAAGTAAGCCCTATGCTCGTAAGATACAGATATTAACTGTAATGGAGCAAAGAGCTAAGGTTGCTGGTAAGTCTAAGCAGGCAGAGATTGCTAAAAAAGCAAAGGAGTCTCTTAGGAGGAAGCATGACAAAACAAGCACAACAAAAAAAAGAAAATAAAAAAGAACTTGAAAAACGGGTCAGACAACAACAGGATAAAAGGCACAACCAATAATGACACTCATAAAATTACTTCCTATATTAATACTTCTACAGGGCTGTACGTGGTACGGAGAGTTTGAACATATATCAAGCGTCCCTAATGGTAGTCCTTTTAATGACCGTTCTGAAACTTCTACAGATATTGTGTGGACAGGTTTAAAGATAGAGAAAGATACGTGGTACGTAGATGGTGCTTTAGGCTACGAGACATCCTCAGAGTTTGAGGGGCGCAATCCTTACGGTAGAATAAAGATAGGTAAGGAACTAAAAACATGGGATTAAAAAAATCACAGAAGTCCCTTAAAGAGTGGACTAAACAGAAATGGGGTACTAAGTCAGGTAAACCATCAACACAAGGAGCAAAAGCAACAGGTGAAAGGTATCTCCCGAAGAAGGCTAGAGAGGCTTTATCAGCAGCGGAGTACGCTGCCACTTCCAGAAAGAAAAGAGAAGACACCAAGAAGGGAAAGCAGCACTCAAAGCAACCTAAGAAAATAGCTAAGAAGACAGCGAGGCATCGTAAATGAGAGAAGAATATAAAAAAGGCGGCAAAGCTAAAAAGAAAGATCCAAGACTAGCCCGTGCGGGTGTTACTGGATACAACAAGCCTAAAAGAACTCCTAAGCACCCCACAAAGTCTCATGTTGTTGTTGCAAAACAAGGAGATCAAATTAAAACAATTAGGTTTGGTCAGCAGGGTGTGAGGGGTGCTGGTAAAAATCCTAAAACTGCTAAAGATAAAGCTAGAAAAAAATCTTACTATGCTCGCCATAATGCCCAAGATCCTAATCCGTCTAAGCTTTCGGCTCGTTATTGGTCACATCGCGTAAAATGGTAGGCCCTGTATCTCCTGTATCTAACATGCTGTTAAGCAGCTACGTAGATACCCAAACAAAACATAATGTTGTTACTGATACTACTAATGGTACTAGTAGAATTGACACTACTGTATTTAGGACTGTGTATTATCAATATGATCACGGGACGATAAGTGTAAAAAATGTTAGCTCATCTTCTCAAAATTTAAATTTATTAGTTTAAGACGTAACCATAAAGTAAAAAATAATATTATTAGCATTGGCTGTACCGCTACAAATATAATTAAATTAGATAGTTTATATCCCCATCCTGTTATTTCTCCAATAACTATTAATATATTAACACAGATATTAAATAAATAATCTATCATTTTAATGTCTCTAATTCTTCCTCTAATTCTTTGTGTAAATTTTTAAACTTTGGGTCAACCTTGGTGAGTATTTTTTCTATATAACAAAGATCAGGGCTGCTAAATATTTGCGCTAATTTATTTTGTGGTAATCTAGAATACTCAGTCATCAGAAGACCCTCAGAGTTAATAAATACTTTAAAACTTACTACGTTCCCCTCCATGTTATGCGACCTTGTTAAAAGAAACTTTACCAACGTCACCCCGTAGTCCAGCCTTCATGTAGGTGGTAGCTCTACCTTCAAAGAAGTTCTGATGCTCTACACCTAACACATCGTCCAGCCAGTTCAGTGGGTTATCCTTGACATTGTAGTTAGTCTTCAGCCCTAACTGTAGCAGCCTGCGGTCAGCAATGTACCTGATGTACTGTTGCATCTCCTTCTTGGTCAAGCCCGGTATGTCACCTTGCTCAAACACCAAGTCCAAGAATCTATCCTCTAGGTCAACCATCTCACGACATGCCTGATATATCTCAGCCTTGAAGTCATCAGTCCACAAGTCTATGTTCTCCTGAATAAACTCCCTGAATAGCTTTGTCATGGCTTCTACGTGCATGGATTCATCACGTATGCTGTACGTAATAATCTGCCCCATACCCTTCATCTTGCCAAACCGTGGGAAGTTAAGTAGGATGATAAAGCTAGAAAACAACTGTAAACCTTCAGTAAAACCTGAGTAGATAGCTAGTGCCTTAGCAATGGACTTCTTGTCGCCCTTAGTGACCTTCACAGCGTTGATGTACTCATGCTTGTCTGCCATAGCCTCATACTCTGCAAACGCCTTATACTCCACCTCTGGCATCCCTACAGTGTCCAGTAGCAGGCTGTAGGCATGTTGGTGTATGGACTCCATGTTGGCAAAGCTAGACATCATCATACGTGCTTCAGGTTTCTTGAAGATACGCATGTACCTATCGACATACCCAGCACCTACGTCTACATCGGATTGTGTAAACAGACGGAAGATTTGAGTCAGTAGATTTTTTTCTTCATCAGTCATTGTCTGCCAATCTTTGACATCATTGTGCAATGGCACATCCTCTGGGAACCAGTGCATCTGATTCTGTTGTGAGTAGTAGTCGAACATCCAAGGATGGTCAAACGGTTTGTAGTAATCTCTAGTGTCTAATAAGCTCATGCAACATCTCCCTCTTTAATAAAAACACCATGAGTATTCATGTGTCCCTTTCTGTCTTTTATATCGTTGTATGCCACCTTTAAACATTCCTCAAGTGTCGTATCATTCATAATGGCTAAGGTGTTCAACACTACCAAGCAGTCACCGATGTCATCAGTAACGTCACGTTCCTTGGCTATGTTATCTCCTAACTCCCCCATCTCTGACACAAGCTTAGCAAATTGAGCAAGGGGTGTACTGTTGTTGATTATACCACGCTCCATAGACCAGAGGCTAATCAGGTGTATAAGTTCATCGCTCATTCTTTTTGTTCTCCAAGTATTCTTCAAGTAGTCTAGTCAGTCCTATGTCAAGCAATAGCTGTACTGCTTGAGGGTCTAGGTCTAACTCCATCTGAGCAGAACCATCTGCGTTCTCTGTAACTTTTTTGACAACTATTTTAGGAAGGTCATCGCTCATTAGTTTCGTACCCCGTGCTTATCAATGCCTGTTTAAATACTTCAAGCATATAAATTATATCTTTTAGATCTAATGATCCGCTTGACTTAGCTTTAAGAAGATTTTCATTATCCCAGCCAATAATTAGTACTTCATTATATTCGCCTTTACAGTCTTCAAAAATCTCATCAGCCGTTGCTTGGTCAGGAACCATCTTTATAACATTACTCATTAAAGTGTGTCTCCAAAACAATTAACTTGTCTTCTGCTTCAGCAATCTTGCCTACAAGAGCATCCATAGTCTCAACTAGATTACCATGTTCTCCCACGCCAACGGGATTGTCAATATAGTTCTGAACCTCTGCTTTATAAACTTCTATTTCAGCTTTGTATAAACGCATCATGGCGTTAATCTTGGGGTCTAGCACTGTATCCCTCCTCCAGTAGTTCTTTATATTTGTTTAGGTACTCTTTGTAGCTCAAAGGTGCCTCCTTCTGTTTAATCTTGTCATTCATGTAGCTAGACCACATCTGCATACAGTAGGTACTGAACATCATAATCTTATCGTCCTGCTCCTTGTAGTACGCTAGGTACTCAGGCCACGTAACGTATTTCTGTAGCTCCTGTATATAGAACTGTGCTCTGTATACTGGGTGTTCATCATCCTTCACAGCTTAAACATTCTCCGTCTTCGAGGTTGATTCTGGGGATTTTAACATTAACATTCTCTGTATTTCTAGCTGCTGTAGAGCGCAGGTAATACATAGATTTGAGTTTGTTAGCTCCTGTCCAATGTACATGATTAACATATTCCAGATACTCATCGTGTACCTCCTGTGGGGCAGTAGAGGGTGGCGGCTCAAAGAACAGGTTTACTGACTGTGCTTGACAGACGTACTTTTGTCTTTGGTAGGCGTGTTCAATAATCCAGATCTGGTTAAGTTCCGGGGCCGTCTTAAATATGGCCTTCTCTTCTTCCGTGAGCGCCTCCAAGTCTTTAACAGAGCCTTCAGCAGCTGCAATATCTTTCCACGTTTTCTCTGTGTTGATACCTTTGGTTTCAAGTAGTTCCTCCAGATACTTATTCTTTACTTTAAAAGATCCTGTTAAAGTTTTGTGCGTAAATACGTTAGCCCTTGTAGGCTCAATAGAAGGGCTTGTTCCACCACATATAATACTAGAACTAGCGTTAGGGGCAATAGCAAGCAGATGGGAATTACGCAGGCCACTACGAGCCATGTCAGGAGCCTCCCCACGCTCTCTAGCCAAACTTCTGGAAGCCATCGTAGCTCTGTCTTTGATCGTTTTAAACGCTCTATTGTTGAAGCTGGAGGCGTACATTCCTTCAAAAGGGATTCCATTACGTTGAAGGTAACTATGAAAACCCATCGCTCCAAGGCCAATCGCCCGTTCTCTATATGCTGAATAAGCGGCTTTTGTAAACCCTGCTTTACTTTGTCTAACATAAGAATCAAACTCCTCTGGTTTTGAGTCTCCATGCCACGCATGTTCTCCACCCGTAGCGTTATCAATAAAGTGTTCAATGATGTTATCTAGCATAGTCACTAGGTCATCAATGAACTGTTCATCGTCCTTCCAATCATCAAAGTATTCTAGGTTAACACTAGACAAGCAACACACTGCTGTACGTTGCTCACTGGTCGGTAAGGTAATCTCAGAGCATAAGTTACTCTGGCGTACCTCTAGACCTAGCTCCTTCTGTGAGGCTGGTAGAGCGTCATTGCAGCGGTCTAGGTTAACAATGTAGGGTTCACCTGTCTCTGCTCTGGTGTGTATTAGCTGCCACCACAAGTCCCTTGCTGATACAGTCTTGACTGCCTGCTTAGACTTGGGGTCAACTAAACGCCACTGACCATCAGACATGACGGAGGCCAAGAACTCGTCTGTGATTGTAATACCATTGTGAAGGTTGAGACACTTACGATTAAGATCACCACCAGTAGTTTTTCGCATAGCGATAAATTCTTCAACCTCTGGATGGCTGATGTCCATGTAAGCTGCATAAGATCCTCTCCTTGTTATGCCTTGATTGAAGGCGAGCATTTGACTGTCAACTACGTGCATGAAAGGGATGCTGCCAGTAGACTGACTGCCGTTAGAAGTAGAAACCCCATTGCTTCTAACATCACCCCAATATCCACCCAAGCCTCCACCTCCACTCGCCAGCCAAATATTCTCATCATAGTGATCAGATAAACCACGCCTTGAATCAGGAACATAATTAAGAAAACAGCTAATAGGGAGGCCACGGCTGGTTCCCCCGTTACTAAGTATAGGAGTGCTAAAACCGAACCAACTCTTACTTGCGTAATCGTAAAGTCGCTGTGCAAGATTGTAGTCAGTGTGTCCTTGATACGTTGCGCCATAGACGGACGCTCTGGCGAATGCTTCTTGGGCATGTGTCTCGTCCTTCCATAAATATCTATCTTTAATTGTTTCTAAAGAAAAACTATCTAAATTACTTTCTAAATCGTAATCAATCTGAATCCCTAAATAATCCTGCTTCCCAATTTTTGATGTCATACCTATCATCCTTTTCATTCAGCTGCTCTTTTCGATAACCTTTACTTCGAGCTTTATTTTTAGATCTTTTCTTTTTATTAAATTTAGCTACCCGCTCCGCCTTTCTATCGTAGCTGCTCACTGGGATGCTCCAACTCATAGTTCAGAAGACGATCTTCATACCATCTTGCTTTTCTAAGATCCTCAACAGGTTTTCCTTTATACCGAAAGCGCCAGCGATACTTTAAAGAATTACCACGTAGATAACCAATGTACTCATCGTGCGTAAGCATACCTTTAATAGCATCAATACACTCCATTCCACTATTGTTATAATGCTCTGGTCGGTTAACTACATCGTAGCTCTTAGCCATAGCCTCCTCAGAGAACACTGGATGCTCGTTAAGTGCATCGTCCTCTTCTACTGTCTTAAATGACATCTTGTTCCACTCCTCTGGTGTTATGTTATCAATGCTCATGGCATCTCCACTTTTAATTTATCGTTACGCTTCTTATACTCTTCAGTTTCTCTAGCTTTAACATCAATCCAATTATCAGGTATGCTGTCTTCACTAAACCATCTGAAACCATTAGTTCCTGCCCACTCAGCGTGAGATCTTTTTGTTCCGTCTTTACGGCGCTTTGCTCCCGGCATTGGGGCTGAAGGATTGGCAAATAAAAAAACAAGCTCTGTATCTTTAGGTAAAATTTTCTTTACCCAAATATATTTATTATATTCTTGAAAGTCCCAGAACCTACCTTTAGATTCAAGCAATATTTTCTTACCGTCAATCACACGAACAAAGTCTGGTTCATAGGTGTGTTTAATAATGTAATCAACTTTATCAGTATGGTGGCTCCAATCTTTTAAAATTGACTCATGAAGGACGGCTTCCCAAATAGAATCATATTTGTCACCGTTGGGAGCTAGAAGTTTGGGAGGGCGGGGTACTCTTTTTTTACGTGCGCCAGATTTAACGTGCGCCATGAATATACTTCTTATAATTATTATTAAAGATATTGAAATCAATATCGTCTATCTTGTAACCATCCTTAATCATTTTTTTGAGGACAGTCACTACCCACTTCTTTGTGTAGATACTAAGATATAAAGTCTTGTTACTGTAAATATATTCTTGTTGTGCTAGGAATTGATCTACATTGTTTATATTTATCTTCTCTTTTTCTTCGTCTGGCACAAGCGTATGCAGCCAGCTACAAAGTATTTCAAGACTTTTAGATCTAATGCGCTTCATTATTTTACTATTCAAATAGATACTTCCTCTACTCTAGGTGGCGAAACAACCTTAGTCAAATAGGTAAGACCTTTAGAGTATTTAAATACTCGAAGCCCATGACCATTATTGCTATCCGACCAACAATCATATTTATGGGGACAAAAGACGCATTGCCTGCTTAGTTTTTCATTCCCTTTTGCGCCTTCAGGTATAGGATTATAACACTTCTCAGGCGGCGTGTCAAGTTTAATAGCTTTCTTTACATTTTTTATTTGACTTTTAATAGTGGGCTTGTCCATGTCATCTGGTCTAAATAAACAAAGCTCACCATTTTCTTTGTTTATCACAAGAAAGCCGCCAGCATTTGTGCCCTCATGAGCTTCATATCCAGTGAGTTGAGACAGGTATCCGAAGTCATCCTGTTCTGCTAAAGTTCCCTCTGCAAACTTTTTAAATGCAAAACCTGAAGCAGTTTTTATGTCAACAACCTCGCCATCTATTTTGCAGTCCATGTGTCCCGTGATCCCCTCAACAACTACTTCTTTTTGTTCATCTGTTACAGTGTGCCCAGATAGCTTTACTAAAATAAGTAGTAGTTCTTCTAAGATATGACCGTATAAAAACTTTATTTGAGTAGAGGCAGAGTGAGTCCCTGTAGCCTGCTGGCTCCTCATATCATACCACAACTGTCGCGCAGGCTTGCCCACGTTACTCATACGGAGGCCCTTAGTTTGCTTTTTTGGTGTGGCCCAGTGAGCCAAAGCAGACTTCATCCTTTCGCCAAAATCATAAATTAAATCATCTGATAATTTAATATCTTTGCCTTCAGACAAAACATTTATTGCAGAATAAATATCTTCGATCAAAGTATCTAAGTTTTTAGAAGAGTTCAAGTTGCACCCCATTAGAAAATAATTCATCTAGGATTTCGATAGCGACGGGGTGTTGAATGTAGAACCACTCGCCCTTACGCCCATGTGACTTAGCTAGAAGCTCGTGTGCGTCCTTCTCAGCGGTTCGTCGGTCATCAGTATCATATGCCTTGATTAGCTTGTAGTCTCTGTAGGGAGAGCTAGTCTGATACTGCTTGAGCCTATCCTCTGCGTCCACAGCCATCCCTACTTTGCACCAGCCCGGAAATGCTGGGTTGACAATGATGTAGACTTGACCCTCCTTCATTGTCTCATAGGCTCCCAAGGCGCTGAAGGCAGCGTCCCCTAGAGTCTTGTACCGTCCGGGCTTATGCAACGGATGGAACTTAGAAATTTCTTTACCATTTACCCACATTCTACGAGCATCCCTAGCTTTCACAGCGTTAGGATTATCTTTGTAGTACATAGGTTTACCAGTTTTAGGATTGATTTTAGTGTGTTTCAGCCCAGTTGTTCCCGACATTGTATTCTCCATCTAAAGGACATTTTAATTTTAAAGCTAGACCAGCTTCTCGTATCGCCTCAACACCTAGTTTACCTACAGTGTCAGCACTCATTTGTTCTGTCTCAACCTGCCATTCATCATGAACATTAGCTACAACATGGGCATCAATATCTTTTATTTTTTCTTCAAAGATAATCAAAGCTTTCTTCATAACTATTGCACCAGCACTCTGCAATAAAGTATTGAGTGCAGCGTGTTCAGATCTTACTATTAGTTTTCTACCATCTATACCTTTGATGCTTCCTTTTTTAGCCGCTCTTCCAACTCTATCTTTAAGAGTTTTGAATGATGGTAGATTATCGAAGAAAGATTTTCTAAGTCTCGCACCAACTTCTCTACCTCCCCCAGCCACTGTGCCAAGCTTAGGATCTCCTGCTCCGTATAGGAGGGCATAGATGAAAGTTTTTGCCTGATTTCTTGATTCAAGTCCCGCAAGTCGTTGGTTAGTTGTGTGGATGTCTCCATTAATGATTTCATTTTTGTAGTCTTCATCCTCCATGTAGTGGGCTAACATTCTTAATTCAAGACCGCTTGCATCTATACCGACCAGTTTATAACCTTCAGGAACTATCCAACACTCTCTACATTCTTTTCCATACGGAGAAGAAAGACTAGGAATTTGTGCCATATTGGGACTGTTGTGTGTCATCCTACCCGTAATAGTACCATTAGAGTTTACATAGCCATGCACTCTGTCATCATCACCACTTTCTTTTATCCAAGATTTTACAGCAGCAATGCGCTTCTGCAACATTAAATACTTAGAGATCAGTTCGGCTTGCGGTATATTTTTTATTTTACTTAATACTTTCTCATCCACTATCGGCTGCCCTGTGGGTGTAAACTTTTTAGGTTTCCATCCAAAGTCTTGTAGATATTCGCCTATCTGCTTACGAGATCCTAAGTTAAAGGGATGCCTAATAGTTCGTTTTATTTTTTTATCTCTGCATATTATTTTGTACTCAGCCTCATTAAGTCTTACGCGAGTACCTAACTCTCTGCACTTTGCAAATTTAGAAACAGCCCCATCAGCATTGTAGCATATCCGCAGTGTAAATACCTCTTCTTTAGGCTTGAACTCTTTCTGAACTTCTCTTTTAATCACTTCGATGTTTTCTTCTAGTTCAGCCTGTAAGGAGAGGACATGCTGCCAATCTAATAAGAATCCTTTGTCTCTTTGTTTATTTAACAGAGCATACACTTTCTGCTCTATATCTACAGATTGTGCTGAGAAACCCTTAGCCTCAGTCTTTAGTATCTTGTATACTTTAGCATTTAAAAGCACATCGTTAACACAATATTTTAGCATCTCATTTGAGTACTGACTAAAATCTTCATGGTCTAACTTACGTTGCCCTAGCTTCATACCCCAAGATCCAAGGCTGTGTCCGCCTTCTCTAGTGGGATTTATCAGCCTAGACAATACTAGTGTATCCCGAAGGATACACTTTTCAGACAGGTCTACACCATAAAGATCTTTTATTACGGGTATATCAAAGCCAATGATATTGTGACCTATAAGTTTATCTGCCTTACTTAGCAAATCAACACCTTCTTGTAATTCAGATGGTGTAAACTTATAGATTACATCATTGTCTATGTCATACGCTACAATACAAAAGATAACTGAATAGTCTAGCCCGTCAGTTTCAATGTCAAATACTAAATTCAAAATGGTACCCCATCCTGTTCATCATAAAATTCATCTGGCTCATCAGCTAATATTTCTGATAGTCTACCAGTTTCATTATCATAAAGCAAGTGTGTAGCCATACCAACATCGCCAGTGTATCTAGATTTTAGAACTCTTACATGTGTTGTACTCGCCTCCACTGGATCGTCGCTCTGCTGGTTACGCTCAAGTGCAATAACACAATCACTAAGCTGGGCTATAGATTGGCTCCCTCGCAGGTGAGATAGCCCCACAGTGATGCCTTGCTCATGCCCTTTGTTACCTTCTACTCGACGTAGATGAGATACAAGAATCATACCCGCACCAGTTTCTTCTACTAAAGATCTGAGTCGTGTCATGATGCTGTCGATAGCCCTACGTTCATCGCCTTCAGCCATAGAAGATACAAGCATGTGCAAGTGGTCTACAATGACCCACTTACAATCACAGCCAATAGTCAGGTAGCGCAGTTTAGAAAATATTTCTTCTATGTCGTGCTGACCAAGGTGCGAGTAGATCCACAGCCGATCTTTAGCATCGCCCTTAAAAAGATCTTCATAGTGCTTTCGCCACTGCTCCTCTGGGAACTCTTCTCTAACTTGATTAATATAAAGCTTCGCATTTGCTTCAATAGAAACTATACCATCCACAGTCCTGTTCTTGTTTTCCTCAAGAGCTAAGATGCCGACACGATCTTTAGTATTCTTAATAATAAAGTGTTCGATCTCTCTGGTGATAGAGGTCTTTCCAAGGCCGGTTCCTCCAGTGATAGTCACTAGCTCGCCCCGCCGCATACCATAAAGCTTTTCGTTTAGTCCACTCCAAGGATATGGTATAGATTCTAAACGCTCTCTATTAAAGTAACTATCGTCCATCTCAGAAACATTCACGATGCCAGAGGGAGTATATAGTTTAGCGGCCCACCAAGCAGTGACATAAGCCTGCTTACTGTTTTGCCTGAGCATGTCATTAGGATCTTTAAACTCTACAGGCATGTGTAATATTTTACTTTTGCCCGGACGTAGAATTCTTGCTACTTTCTTTGCAGCTTCCTTGCCTGCCTTGTCATTATCAAAGTTAATCACAACACAATCAAATGATTCCAGAAACTCTAGATTTTCTTTGACATCTTTGACCGCACCGCCAGCACCATTCTTAACAGAAACTACAGGCCATTTAGATCCTAACAACTCGTAAGCTGCCATCGCATCGCACTCGCCTTCGACCAAAGTAATAAACTTGCCACCAGCTTGAAAGGCTTGCTGTCCAAATAAGCCAGTGCCTTTTGGCGAGCCTTCCCACATAAAAGATTTATCTTTCACATCTCGAACTTTAGCACCGCCCATTTCATTACCATTATAGTATGGATAAAAATGATTAGTAATTTTATTAGAAGAGTCTAGTACAGATTTGACACCATATTTTTTAACTGTATCCAGAGAGATTGATCTGTCTGATAATTGATTGAAGTCTCCATCACTGTAGTTCATTGAGTTACGTTTATAAGTTTTAAAGTCACTAACTTGATCTGGCAAGCCACCGTCCTCATAGTTTCTAAGATAAGTATTACAACTAAAGCAATAGCCGTGGCCGTCTCCATCAACAGACACGGGATCACTACCACCACATTTAGTGCAGGGCAAATGAAATTTTACAAAAGCCATTATGTCTCCATAAAAGAAAGGGGCCGAAGCCCCTATCAGTTAGTCCATACCTTCTAGGTTTTCTTGTTCAGGAGCAGTGAGTATTTCCTCTAATTCTTTAGAGAATGTTATCTCTGCTGCCTGCAATATAGAAAGCCTTTTCTTTAATACTGCACCTTCCTCACGGATTTCTCGAACAAATCCTACTATCAGCTGTCCCCTCTCAGGTAGCTCAGCAACATCATATTCTTTGTCCTCGAACGATACAGTATTTTTTAGTTCTTCACTCAAAGCTCTGCTTCCTCCTCATCTTCAATTTCAAATTCATCCGCATTAGGATCATTGTACTCTACAAGTTTTAGGACTTGCATCTTCATGAAATCGAGACCTTTGTAAGTTCGACCATTCCACTGAGACTCCCACTCCTTGTATTGTACTTTGACATGCGAGCCATTGCCAACAGTCACATCAATTTCTTGTTTGCGCTTGTCGATCAATCCCGGCGCTTTGCGAATCATACCATTAGGCCCATTAACTTTGCGCTTAAATACAATCGCAGGCCCCTCATCCATTTGCTTGACGGGAAAACCACGATCTTCAAAGCTCTGAGCGGTGGCTTCATCCACTACTAGATTGACCGAATAGCACGGATCATATTTAGTATTGGGTGAAGTTACAAAAGCCCAATAAGCTGTTCCTTCAAGTACTGCCATTTTTTTATACCTCGCGTTTGGTTTTGGTTTGCGTATTATACGGACTAAAGACAACCATGTCAAGCATAATTTTCTTCCCACCGTAATTTTCTTTTTTTGCGCCCTTCTTCTTGGGCGATCCTACTGGCATCACATCTTGCTGCATACCAATAAAGTTTATTAAGTTCCTCCTTTAACTGTCTGATTGATAAGGTTATTTTACCCTTGCCGAACATCGGTACTACTGTGGCTTTTTTATTCCCGACTTTAATTTTACAGTTTCGCCAGCCATCTAAATAGTACCAAGTTACAAACTCATCGCTGCGCTTTGGGTTCAATAAAAAACTTTTTAGTTTTAAAATATCTTTTGTCACTCGCAGTTCCTGTCAATAAACTCAACAAAGAGCATAGACAAATCGTTATCTTGTATTCTCCAACTACCTACTTCAGAGCAACGATCCTCTACAAAATTAATAAACTTAAACTTGACACGTTCTGATGGAGGACTGACACCTATTCTTAAAGCAAACAGTTGGCACCACCAATCATCTACATCACTACAAAATTCTTCCCGTGTATCAGTAGCACTCATTTGCTTCCTCCCATTGAGTTTTTAAATAAAGTCTAGTAAAAGATTCAGGGAAAACCTCACCATGTTTTAACATTAAACGCAGAACATCGGCCTGCATCTCATCGTTAATATCTTCAAGACCACAATAGATTGTGGAATAGTAAAGTATGTGGTTACACATGTCAATTAAGTTCTGCATTGTTTTACTCCTCTCCAACGCATATCAATAACTTTTGGTTTGTAATTAAAATAATACTCAGTGTACCCAGCCAGTGAAGTCTCTCGCTTACACTCATCAGGCATACACTGTGGTGGATCAGTCCATTCAATATCTGGCACAGCTTCAGGAGGATTCTTGAGAGCTTCGGCGCACTTAGTAATGGTCATATGTACCTTACCATAACGGCTAGTGTATTCCTCACCCAAGGCTATCATGTGATCCCAGAGCCACTGATAATGTTTCTTGTTAGTGCGAGTCCAAACAGTGCTGGGATGATTTTTATGGGCCAGCTTGTAAGGTACATTACCGTCACCCTCAACATGGTGTGCAGCACAGAGCATTTGTGCAGATTCTAAAATCATTTTAACTACATGCTTATCGCACTGCATTTGTGCGGCCTTGACAGGGCAGGTATCAATATAAAATATATTCATGCAGTTTCCTTATTCCAAAGAAGATCATTGTGCAAGCGCATCAAAGTAGTTCTAGCATCTCTAAGTCTGTCATATTGAGGACTTACATGGCGATTAGGTTCAGCTAGTTTCATGTCATAATCTAATACATTCACACGCTCCAGTAGTGTGTCTCTAATTTCAGAAGATATCAACTCTCGCAAGTTATTTTTGAAGTTATCAACATTGCTGTTGAGTATCAAAGCCTCCCGACTCTTAGAGTAAATTACAAAATGATCTACAAACAAATCTATTTTATCCAACGGTTACAACCTCCAACTCAGTTTCAATCCAAACCTTAGCGCCACACGGTAGCGGGTTGTCAGGACAGTAGTAAACACTTACCAATGGCTTACCTTCAGAGTCTACAACAGCGGCATGATTAGCCTTTCTATTTTGTTTGTAGTCCTTGACAGTAATCACTGGCAACTCAGCGCCTTTAGCATTAGCCTTAATGTTATGTTGATTGACATGGATTCTAGTTTTCATCTTCATCTTCCTCAAAAATAGTAACACTTATGGCCCAAGAAAAACTTTCAGGCTTGTATCCTCTATCAATTAACTCAGCCTGTATACACTCGCTGATGTAATCACTGTCCCGATTGTCGTGGAACTCATTAATTAAAATATCTTTAGTGGACATTATCTACCTCTTTATAAAAAGACTTGAAAATTTGTTGGATGAATAACATCTCATCAAGTTTAAGATCACACCAAGAGCAGTCAATTAATTCTAATCGCAAGCCATCCTCATCAAAAGCCTCACTTCCGCTAGAGAATAAAGCACAGCCCACATCACCATCAAAATATAAAACAAATAATGAGTTTCCAACGACACTTGTGTGCACACTAGGTTCACCCACATCACACAAAAAACCATTAAAACTTTGAGGATCAAAGCCAAATAAATTTCCTATCCTTTCATCCATAACAATCTTCCATTACCGGGGGTTATATTAAGTGAGCAGTTTAACACCATGCTCAGGGTGTCAGGAGTTAGGCCGCCATTGGAAATCTTGCAATTACTTGCTGTACTTTTTCAGATTTCTTAACTTGAGCAACTGGGATATCTCTTGTATTTTTACGAGTACCTACATGATGGCTTGACCAATCAGTCAAAGCATTGTAGACAGCCCAGTAATTTTCACCCATTGTTCGCTTGTACCGCATATTGTACTGTGACCAAGAATAAACCAAAGAAGAATTATTATATGCTGTCGGCATGGTCATAATTGAACGGACATCCTCACCTTCTTTTAATTTACCAAGTGCGAACTTAGAGCCTGTCGCCTCTGCAATATAACTAAAAGCTTCCTTGCGACCAACCGGCGTGTTAGACCACTCAGCCCAGATCTCATTCTGAGTATCAAGAATATTCATTATCTTATTCATTTGATGGGCACCCTGATCCACACTAAGCTTATTGGTATGTCGAGCCTTGTAAATTCCAGCGGTCTGCCCAAGAAATACTTGATGATTTGTGCAAGCGTTTTGCAAGGCTCCAACAGTCGCTTGGTAAGGCCATACAGAATTGAATGAATTAATATGCAGCATTTCAAGGATAGCCGTGTCACCATCAGGAGTTGTGATCTCATGATTGGGTAGCTGATGCCGTACAAAACAAACCGCACCGTCATCGCCCACTTGGATAGTTTCTTTAATATCCCGAAGATTTAAATTACTACGTTCCAATACATTACGAGCAGTATCAATCATTTTAGTATGTGACACTGGCTTGTAACGATCACCGTGGATCGCCAAGGCATCGCCAGTATCTTCGCGGTAATAAACATTCTTACCTTCAAGTTTAAGTATACCACCAAATTTATCTGTGCCACTTGCCTTATATAATACTGGCGTAGAGACAACTTCAAAGTCTGCATCGCCATAGCCAGCGTCCCGAAGATTGTCAACTGCTGAATTGTTACCGAACAAAGAAGTAATTGTGTTCATACGAACTCCTGATTATAAAATAATGAGTTACCAGCTGCTCATTGTCACTCTTTAAAGGCTCCACAAGGGAGGTGACGGGTCAGGCTTCACGGTGCCTCCAACCGTACCCCTAGAAAAACTAGGAAGGTCGTAAGACCTCCTTCCTAGTTTTCTAGGGAGAATCTTAAAGTATTTTAACTGCGCTGTCAAGCGACCAACTGTAAATTATTTGGGTCTGCAAAAAAGTTAAAACTACCCTGATTTTTGAGGCGCTCTAATTTTGTAGATCCCTTGCGTGTTAATTTACCGATGGCACCGTCCTGATCTAAGAATCGCAAGTCAGTCTCATCAAAGTCTGCTAACTTTACAGTCTTACCAAACAACTGTATAGTGTCAGGTATCTTGAACTCGCCCTTGCATTCTTTAGTGTTAAAAGATATTGCAATATTGAGTCCAAGCTCTGTCGCAGTTTTAAGTTGCTGTATAGTCTTGACACTATTAAGTGATGCCGAAAATGTTAGATGATAGTTGGACAAAGTATTTCGAGCAACACGGTGTAGGACTTTCGAGTAATCGTAAAACTGTATATTAGGCAAAGATTGGACAAGATCAGACCAATCAATATCACTAGTACCATTGAGCCGAATACAATAGTTGTCGGTTTCACGGCGTAATATCTCAGCCCTCAGTCGGTCTTTAAATCCATCAGGATCTTTAAGATACTGAACAGTTTTACGAGTCATAGCTTTCTGGGCACGGGACATACCTAGTCTACCTGAAGTCCGAAGGCAAGGAACTTTACACCCAGCAACATCGGCATAGGAACATAAAGTTTTCTTAGCCACAAGATCTGCGGGTTGCAAATACAATATACCTGTGGTATAATCCTTTTTAAGACCTTTTAAGATCTTAGTAGAGCTATTAAACCCTAACAAAGGTAGATTATAATTATATATATAATCTTCAATAGGTTTAATAGACTTCAAAGCTATTAAGTTAATACTTTTCACCAATTAGCCCTCGTATTTTTTCGACGCACATCAGCACGATAGTTTTTACGATCACCAAAATCATTAAATTTTAATTCAGATATAGTGCAAGGTATGCAGTGTATTTTATCTGATAACTTGCAAGCTACTTCTAATTTAACGACCACACCGCAATTAAAACATTTATTCACCAAAGGCTTCCTCCCATTCCTGAGTTGTAATGCCTGACACTATAAATTCACGCTGGGCATCAGTCAAGTTTGGCATCGCATCTTGAATTAACATGCCACCCTGCCAGTTACTTAACTGTTCAGCAGTGATCGGCATATCAACAATGTGGCGAACACCAGTTAACATAGATTTTTTTTCGATCAGCACACTTTTCTCCTGTTCCCTTTTTAATCTTTAGAGGTCGTAAGACCTCCTCTAAAGATTAAAAAGGGAGCCGAAGCTCCCTTGTAGGTTTAATTAAGACTTAAAGTTATTCTTCCTTAGCTTCAATCCGATTAACTACAAGCAATAACGCTTGGGCTAAATCAAACTCGCTGGTCTGGCAAGAATTATTCCTAAAAGTTTTATTCTTTAATAAATCTTTAACTCCCTCCAAGCCATCGGGTCGATCTTCAAGTAATCTTAACTGGGTATGGATTTCTCGAAACGCCTCGTCGAATATTACTAATTCTCTTTCGACATGAGTTAGATCTAAAACTGTTTGAAATACTGACATAATATATCCTTAAACGTGAGTAGCGAGTTTAATTAAAATTGGAGACAGCAGAGCCGCCCAAGTAAAAAAAACAATAAAACTTAAAAAAATAAGATTCATTAAAACTCCTGAAAAGGCCCCCGAAGGGGCCAAGTTAAATTAGATCATTCCAAGGTCAGCAGCGGTAGCGATTCGAGGGGCCGAAGAAGTTTTAAAGTTCTTGGACTGCTTTGGATTGGCAGTAATTTTAACTTCTTTGTTAGACTTTAAGTCTTCAGTCTTCAGAACTTTAACATACTTGGCAGCAGCCGAAGTCTTACCGTTGATTTTCTTGACGGAGAATAATTTATTTATGTCCCCAGCCAAAGGCTGACCATCGTGAACGGCCTTGATCGTCGCACCAAAGCGAGCCGTGAGTTTAGCAAACTCAAATCGCTTGATGTCATTTTCACCAATATATTTGTAAGCCAAAGTCTTGGCACAAGCATATACAGCTTTATCAGTAGCAGGTTTAGTCAAATCGTATTTAGCCATAATCGTTTTCCCGATTGTGTAATTTTTCGTCGAGCCGCTGTCGGCCCTTCCTAGTTTTGACTATCTATAAAATTTAAAGAAGTCGTAAGACTTCTTCTTTAAATTTTATAGATAGTCAAAACTTCTCAGCTAGTCCCTTCAAAACCTTAAAAGGTTTTGAAGGGACTAGCTGGATCGTAAAAGACCCTTTGGGTCTTTTAAATTTGGGAGTCCTTAGCTCCTCTTAGGAGGAGCTAGATGGCTGTGAAGACTTGCCAGCTAATTAGTTTTCAAATTCTTGAAAACTAAGAAAAACTTTGAAGTTTAAAGTAAACTTCAAAGACTAAAAAGACTTCTGTTTACTTTGTAAACTAGAAGTCTTCAAAGTTTTCTGGAGGTCAAACCTCTAAAGTCTTCTTAGACTTTAGAGTTTTGGGAGGTCGCACTTAAAAGTCTTCAAAGACTTTTAAGAATGCGCGGGAAGGTTAGATAGTATCTGTAGTTTTTCTTAGATCTTTAGAGGGCTGGGCAGGTGGCCACACCCCCCACCTACTATATATACTAATTCGTATACATTTTAAGCAAAAAGGAGTGTCAACCAGTTTAGGCGGGTCTTTAAAGTCCTAACTGTACCCCATATGAGCCAAAAGTTGTGTTTACCAGTTTGGGCGGGTCTTCAAAGTACTTTAAAGTGGGAGGTATATATAGATATAGCCCCGGTGGGTCTATGAATATTATAGAGATTATTTTACGATTTGTCAAGAAAAAACTTGACAAATCTGTAAACTACCTATATAATAAGAGCATGAAAAAAGAATTGACAACAAAACAACAGTCCTTTTTAAACAACTTGGTTGAAACAGGAGGTGATCCTAGACTAGCAGCCGAACTAGCTGGCTATGCTCCTAATACTCATTGGCAAGTTACAAAAGCTTTAAAGAATGAGATTATTGATATGGCCTCTAATATTTTGGCTCAATCTGCACCCAAAGCTGCCATGAAGCTTGTGCAAGTTATGGAATCTGATTCGCCTACACCGCAAGCTAATGTAAAGCTTCAAGCGGCACAGACTATCTTAGATAGGATAGGTTTAGGTAAAGCAGATAAATTAGATGTGAACCACAAAGTTGAAGGAGGTATTTTTTTACTACCCGCTAAAGAAGAGGTAGTAATAGATGTTAAGGCGTAGATCTAGTTCTACAATACCTTTTGGATATATACTTTCTGAAGATCCTAAGTTTCTAGAAGAAGTTCCAGAAGAGTTAGAAGCTCTAGAAAAAGTAAAACCTTTAATAAAAGATAAGACTCTTAGCCTTCGTGAAGGAGCTATGTGGCTAGAACACACTACGGGACGTAGCTTGAGTCATACAGGATTAAAAAAGATAGTTAATAATGGATGATTGGGAAATAAATCCAGACAGTTACCAAAAAGATTCTAATGGTAATTTTATTTTAAAAATAGATGGGACACCTAAAAAGAAGGGTGGTAGAACGAAAGGTTCTAAATCTAGAGGGTATAACTACAGCAGGGCTACCCAAAATAAGATAGCAGCGCGGAAAGCAGTAAGAGCTAAAGAAAAACTTATTGCAAAAGCAGAAGCAAAAATAAAAAATCAAAAGACTTCTTTAAAAACTTCTAAAGCTGCATTAGCTAAAATAGAAAACAAAGAAAAATCATCAGAAGGTAAGATTTTAACAGCAGATGCTGTCGAAGATCTACCAAAAAAAGTAAAAGAAGAAGCTTTAGAAAATGTTATCTTCAGACCGAATGATGGGCCGCAGACAGACTTTTTAGCGGCTCCTGAAACGGATGTACTGTATGGCGGCGCAGCAGGGGGTGGTAAGTCCTATGCTATGCTCGTAGATCCCCTGAGATTCGCTCATAGGGCTGCTCACAGGGCGTTAATACTAAGACGCTCAATGCCTGAACTCAGGGAACTTATAGATAAGTCTAGGGAGTTATATCCGAAGGCTTTTCCGGGGTGTAAGTTCAGAGAAGTTGAAAAGATCTGGACATTCCCCAGCGGAGCTAAACTAGAGTTTGGCTTCCTTGAAAGAGATGCAGATGTGTACCGCTATCAAGGACAAGCTTATAGTTGGATTGGTTTTGATGAGATTACTCACCTATCAACAGAGTTTTCTTGGAACTACCTAGCATCCCGACTACGTACTACAGACCCTGAGATTACGCCGTACATGCGTTGTACAGCTAACCCCGGTGGTGCTGGTGCAACATGGGTAAAGAAGCGTTATGTGAATCCATCAGAGCCTAATGAGAGCTTCACAGGTCACGATGGATTGACACGACGTTTTATACCAGCCCGTCTAGAAGATAACCCGTATCTTGCAAAAGATGGCAGATACGAACAGATGTTAAATGCTTTGCCAGATGTACAGCGTAAGCAACTTCTAGAAGGTAACTGGGACATTACAGAAGGTGCTGCCTTTACAGAGTTTGATGTAATGGAGCATGTTATAACACCATTTGAAATCCCAGTAGGTTGGGAAAGGGTGAAAGGAATTGACTACGGATACGCTTCTGAATCTGCTTGTGTTTGGGGTGCTGTTGATCCCAGCGATGGCACATTAATAATTTACAGAGAATTATATCGTAAAGGATTAACAGGCGTCGATTTAGCTCAGTTAATTACTAACATGGAGCTACAAGATCCTTTTTCAGTTGCTGGTGTCCTTGACACCGCAGCTTGGAACAGAACAGGCACAACAGGCCCTACAGTTGGAGAGACACTTCAGCGAGCAGGGCATAAGTTACGAAGAGCAGATAAAAATAGAATACAAGGTAAGATACAAATCCACGAATACTTGCGAGTACAGCCTAGTGGCAGACCAAAGCTACAAATATTTAATAGCTGCCCAAACCTAATACGTGAACTCCAAAGTATTCCTCTGGATAAATCTAACCCAGAAGATGTAAATACACATGCGCCTGACCACGCTTACGATGCGTTAAGGTATCTTATTATGTCAAGACCTAGAGTTAATGACATATTTAGTCAGTTCAGGAATCTAAGAACACAGCAGGCTTACACACCCGTTGATGCAGAGTTTGGATATTAATATGAAAAAAAGAACTAAATACAACAATGGTGGATTAAGCACTTCTTTTAGTAAAGGTGTATTTGAACTAGAAGGAAATGTAACAGGAAATAAACAACAAAGAACTTCCCAAGGGACAGCTTCTTTAACTGGAGGTGGTTATAAAGCTTCTATAAATAAAGGCTATGATACCCAATCAGGCAAAAGTCAAAACTATAGTTTAGAAAAACAACTGCCTAATCAATCTTCAGTTGTTTTTAAAAAGAATAAAAATAATACAAGTTTAGACTATCATAAACAAACAAGCAAAGGTTCAAATATTAAATTCGGACTAAATAGAAATGCTCAAGGCGATTTAGGTATTAGCATGGGTTTTTCTAAACCTATTTAAAGGTATATTAATGGCAGAAACTAATTTAACAGCTAATAACATTTACTTTGAAGATGTACCGAATGAAGACGGTATGCAGCTTACGCTGGAAGAAAACCTGCGTAACAACTTAGTAGGTCTTATTAATGATCGCTATACTTCTGCTAAGATGTCTCGTGACTTAGATGAGCAGCGATGGCTAACAGCTTACCATAACTATCGTGGTCTTTATGGCAAAAATGTACGCTTTAGAGAATCTGAAAAATCTAGAGTGTTTGTTAAAGTAACTAAGACTAAAGTTCTTGCAGCCTTTGGTCAACTCGTAGACGTAGTATTTGGTGCTAATAAGTTTCCGATTGGAATTACAGAAACTAAAGTACCAGAAGGTGTATCAAAACACGCACACGTTACTCCGGGTGTTGAAACTTCGCAACCTGAAGTTCAAGAAGAAACAACAGAAAATCCATATGATGTAGGTTATGAAGGTGACGGGCGTGTTTTAAAGCCCGGAGCTACTTATGGTACGGGTAAGTTTGAAGAGATAATGCTTGACAAGCAGGCCGAAGAAAAAGACATGCTTGTTGAAGGTTTATCTCCAGACCCTCAAGTTCTTGAATTAAGTCCAGCGCAGAAAGCTGCAAGACGTATGGAAAAAATAATTCACGATCAGATAGAGGAGTCAAACGGCGCTAGTGAAATTAGAAACGCATTATTTGAATCAGCTTTATTCGGCACAGGAATCGTTAAAGGGCCATTCAATTTTAACAAAACCCTCCATCGATGGGCTGAAGGAGAGGACGGTGATCGAACTTACTCTCCTGTTGATGTTAGGGTGCCTCGCTTGGAGTTTGTTAGCATCTGGGATTTTTTCCCCGACCCCAACGCAACAAATATTAATGAATCAGAGTATGTATTCCATAGACATAGAATGAATCGTACTCAGCTTCGTAGTCTTGGTAAGATGCCTTACTTTGACAAAGAAGCTATACGTACATGCCTTCAGATGGGGCCTAACTACGTAGAAGAAGATTATGAATATGAACTAAAAGATGATAACCGTGGTGATGACTATGGTTCATCTCAGTATGAAGTTCTAGAGTATTGGGGCGTGATGGATGCGGAATACTGTCGCCAAGTAGGTATGGAAATACCCGAAGATGTAGACGACCTAGACGAAGTTCAAATAAACGCTTGGACTTGCAACGGTCAAATGCTTCGCAGTGTTGTAAATCCATTCACCCCCTTCCGTATTCCTTATCATGCGTTTAGCTACGAAAAGAATCCCTATAGCTTTTTTGGTATAGGCGTAGCAGAAAACATGGATGACTCTCAAAAGATTATGAATGGTCATGCACGTATGGCTATTGATAATCTGGCTCTATCAGGCTCTGTAATCTTTGATGTTGATGAAACTGCCCTTGTAGGCGGTCAGAGCATGGAGATTTATCCCGGTAAAGTGTTCAGACGGCAAGCAGGTGTGCCCGGAACAGCTATTAATGGCTTAAAGTTTCCAAACACTACTGTAGAAAATATGCAGATGTTTGATAAATTCCGACAGCTTGCAGACGAGCAAACAGGTATTCCATCTTACAGTCATGGTCAAACAGGCGTACAAAGCATGACACGTACCGCATCAGGTATGTCTATGTTGCTGGGTGCAGCTTCATTAAATATTAAAACTGTTATTAAAAATCTTGATGACTTCTTGTTAAAGCCTTTAGGTGAAGCATACTTCCAATGGAATATGCAGTTTTTAGATTCTAAGTTAGGTGTAGAAGGTGATTTAGAAGTTAAGGCTACAGGAACTAACAGCTTGATGCAGAAGGAAGTACGCTCTCAAAGGCTTACAATGTTTCTTCAAACAGCGGCTAACCCTGCCGTGGCTCCGTTTATTAAGATGAATAAACTTATTAGTGAACTGGCGTATAGTTTAGATCTAGACCCAGATGAACTAATGAATGACCCTGAAGAAGCTGCAATGATGGCTCAGATTATAGGAATGCAAAACAATGTTGGACAAGCAACTGGCGCGGAAGCTGGCCCCGGTGGTCAAGAACAAGGAGCTATGGGAGCCGCTGAAGGAGTACCTGAACAGCCTCAAGACCTTGGAGCTACAGGTACTGGTGGCGGCAACATCGGAACTGGAGCTGTTCCGCAGCCAAGGGAAGATGAGTTTTCTGGCTAGATTAGAAACATTACCTTCTCAAGTAGACGAAGCACTTAATAGGAAAGAATATGACTAAACAAAAACTTACAGACCTAACAGGCGATGGTAAAATAACTCAGGCAGATGTTTTAAAAGGTCGTGGAGTTTTTAATGAAGGAGGCTCTATGATGATACCTCCTGAAGGTGTGCCAGTGGATACTTATCCAAATATACCAGAAGACGAAATGGATGAAGCAATGGCATCACAACTTCCAGATAATGAAATGGAAGATAACTACATTGAATATGTGATGGATGAGTCACTCAATGACGAAGAACAAGATTATTTAGCAGAAGTATTACAAGGAGATCCAAGGTTGTCAGACATCTTGGACAAAGTAATTACTACTGCTTCAGAATTTTCGGGTGCTGGAGAAGTCGAAGGCCCCGGAACTGGTGTATCAGATTCTATCCCCGCTCGTTTGAGTGATGGAGAGTTTGTATTTACCAGAAAAGCAACCGACCAGATTGGTGCAGACAATCTCCAACGAATGATGGACGATGCTGAACGTGCCTATGATGGCGGTTTACAACGTGAAGACATGGCTATTGGTGGCATGGCACAAGATGAAGAAGAACTTTCTCCATTAAGTAAAACCGATGAGGAAATTAAAAAGCTCATGATGGGTGCCAACAAAATGCCTAGTCTTCGTTAATTTTACGGCTACCTTGGTAAGACAAGCCCCATAAACTCGACGGAGTTAATATGGCTACCTTGCAAGACACAAGCCCCGTGAAGGAGATTGAGAATGTCAGAAGTACAACAAGAGGAAACACCTAATCCATATAACGCTAGAAAGTCTTGGCACACGCCAGATAAACCCAGTATGGGAAATGCAGATGGATTATTTTTTGAACCTCAACAAGAGCAGGCTACCCTTGATGAAGAGGCCCCTGATCAACAAGAGGAACAACCTCGTAAAAGAACTAACTATAAAAAGCGATACGATGATCTAAAGCGTCATTATGATCAAAAGCTTGGAGAGTTTAAACAAAAGGAGCAAGAGCTTCTTGCAATGGCTCAACAGGCACAGCCTCGCTATGAACCGCCTAAATCTGAAGAAGAGATAGAAAGTTTTAAGCAGGAGTATCCTGATCTTTACAATACTGTTGAATCTGTAGCACATATGCAGAGTCAACGGCAGGTAGCAGAACTTGAAGCACAACTACAGTCTATGCGTCAGCGTGAGGCTGAAGTAATGCGTCGAGAGGCTGAAGCTACTTTACAACAGCGTCATCCAGACTTTGATGAAATCAGAGGGGATGAGCAGTTTCATGAGTGGGCAAAGCAGCAACCTGAGCAAATTCAGGATTGGGTTTATAACAACCCTGATAATGTTGCTTTGGCATCAAAAGCTATTGATCTTTATAAGTTAGAAACTGGCAAGACTCAAACTAAACAACAGTCCAGAAAAAAACCTCAAGGTTCAGCAGCAGATATGGTATCAACTAAAACAACTAACGTAGATGCTGGTCAACCTAAGATTTGGACTGAACGGGAAATCGCTGCTATGTCCCTAGATCAGTTTGATAAGCACGAAGCTGACATCAAACAAGCAATGATAGAGGGTCGTGTAGTAGCATAATTAACTTTGTGTTAGGAGTATATTAACATGGCTAATAACGTATCAGATCAATTTTTTGAGCCGTCAACCGATACAGATGCAAACTTTGCGAATTCCGTATCAGGTCAGGCGAATTCATTTTTCTTACCTAAAGTTTATTCCAAGCAGGTATTAAACTTTTTCCGTAAGGCTTCTGTAGTTGAAGCAATCACCAACACCGACTATGCAGGTGAAATTGCACAGTTTGGTGATAGTGTACGCATCATTAAAGAGCCTGAAATTACTGTTTATCAGTATGAGCGTGGTCAAGACGTAACGCAGACCAAGCTGACCGACCAAGAAATTTCCTTGGTTGTTGACATTGCAAACGCATTTAAGTTCATCGTAGATGACATTGAAACCAATATGTCTCACGTTAACTTCCGTGACGTTGCTACGTCTTCAGCGGCTTATTCTTTGCGTGATGCTTTTGACTCAGGTGTACTGGCAACGATGTTTGCTGGTGTATCTAGCTCTAGCCCCGACCATATTCTTGGTTCTGATAGCGCAACTGACCTTGCTGCTGGTACTTTTGACGGTACTGGTAACTTGGACATTGGTTTTGCTTCAGGTGAGCATGATCCTATCGACGTAATGGCTCGTATGGCTCGTTTGCTTGATGAGCAAAACATTCCTGAAGAAGGACGATGGTTTGTAGCTAGTCCTGAGTTCTATGAAGTACTTGGACAAGCAAGCTCTAAGCTACTGTCTGTAGACTTCAACGCAGGTCAAGGTTCCATCCGTAATGGTTTGGTAAGCTCTGGCAAGCTGCGTGGATTCGATATGTACAAGTCAAACAACATTGCTGCAACGTCTAACGCTGCTGGCAAGTGCTTGGCGGGTCACATTTCTTCTACGGCTACTGCTCAAACTATTACCAGCACTGAAGTGATCCGTGATCCTTCTAGCTTTGGTGATATTGTTCGTGGTCTACACGTTTACGGTGCTAAGGTACTGCGACCAGAAGCTCTGGTTTCAGCTTTCTACGGTATCGACTAATAGACCGTTATGGGAGGGCTGCTTCGGTGGCCCTCTCTTTTTATTGGAGATTTTTAAATGCCTCAAATCGGTTCAGATGCAAAACCAATGATGTTTCGTAAAACTCTTGTAAGTAAAGAAAGCCGTTTCCGAAAAGGAATGAATCTTTCTCAGTACAAAGATAATTATGATCGTATTTTTAACAAGTCTTCGGATACTACGGAGTATGCTACAGAACTTGAGGCAGCTAGAGAAAAAAGTAAAACTTTTTCAATGGAGCAAGACTAATGAGTTTATTCAAAACGATTAAAAAATTAGTAGCTGAAGTAAATCAAAAAACAAACTACGGTGGTGTTCAAGAGCTACCCATGTATGGGATTGGATACGATGAAAAAATCCAATATAATGAAGGGGGTCAGACTATGTACGGTAAAGATAAAAAGAAAGGTATGATGTACGGTGGTATGAGCCGTAAGAATAAGATGGGCGGTGGGCGTTCTATGTACGGTCATGGCGGTAAAGCTTCTTCAGGTATTTATGAAATGGAAGCAGCTTGTAATGAAATGGCTGGATATAACAAAAGTGCGGCAAGAGGCAAATGAGAGTATCGGCCCCTAAAGGCTATCACTGGATGAAATCTGGTAAGTCTTACAAGCTTATGAAAGATCCTAAAGACGGATATAAGCCCCACAAGGGCGCAAGCAAGTCAGCAAACTTTGAGGTTCAAAAGGTACATAAATAATGGCTGCAACATATCTACAAATAACCAATGAACTTCTGCGAGAGCTAAATGAGGTTGCGTTGACTTCTGCAACTTTTGCTGGTGCTATTGGTATTCAACAACATGTCAAAGATGTAGTCAATAGGGCTTACTTTGATATAGTTAATGAAGAACCTCAGTGGCCTTTTCTAGCAGCTAATTTAAGTGGTGAAACAGACCCTATGTACGGCAATGTGTATGTAGAAACTGTGGCAGGACAGCGTTGGTATAATTTAAAACCTTCTAGTTCTTCTCTAACCACTGACTATGGTTATGTTGATTGGGATAACTTTTATTTAACTACTGTAGGTGTATCAGGAGAAACAGCACCTTATGTTGCACGTAACTTGCGTTTTACTACTATAGAATCTTGGAAAGACTATCGACGTATTCCAGAAAACTTAGATGATGCAGATACCCAGCAATATGGTGTACCTGACCGTGTAATTAAAAGTCCTGATAATCGTAAGTTTGGACTAAGCGCAATACCTGATAAAGTATATCGTGTTTGGTTTTATGCTTACGTATTACCTACAGAACTTTCAGCTTTTGGTGATGAAATAGTTTTTCCAGATGTATATAAAACAGTTTTGCTTGCAAGAGCTAGATATTATGTACATCAGTTTAAAGAAAATACACAAGAAGCGGCCTTTGCTCTGGAAGATTATAAACGTGGATTACGTTTAATGAAACTTCATTTAATGGAGCCTACGCCCGGATATTTTAAAGATGACCGTATGAGGTTTGTATAATGTCTCAGCCTTTTGGTATTTCATGCAGAGGTGGTTTAAACACAAACCTTAATCAGCTTGAAATGCTTCGACAACCCGGCTTTGCTACTAAGCTCAGAAACTTTGAGGTAGATCCTGATGGAGGCTACAGACGAGTTAACGGGTTTACGCAGTATGGCGATACACGTCCTAATAGTGATAATGATATTCTTGGGATTTTTGTGTATGGCGACGGCGTGGTTGTCTGTTCAGGCACTGATATACATTTTAGTATTGATGGCTCAACGTGGATACAAATTAATAAAAGTAGTGTGGCTAATGGTGGTGATGACTATACCACTTTTACGGGTCGCAGTGCCTTAACACGTACAGGCCAAGGACAATGTTCATTTGCACTTTTTGAAGGTGCGACATTTGATTATGGTGAGTTGATCATTGCAGACGGTGCTAACAAGCTTTATTCGTTTCGCATGGAAGGTACTGGCGCACTAACGACTCGCACATTTTTTGCGTTTGAAATTACAGTAGATGGTACTAACGGCGTTAAGTATATAGCAAACCATGATCATCATCTTATTGCAGCAGGTGTACAAAATAACTTAAATACAGTTTATTACAGTGTCTACAACGACCCTGATAACTTTACGGGTACTGGTGCTGGCTCAGTAGTTATATCAGATCAAATTCAAGGCATTCGTGGCTTCCGTACTGATTTGATTGTATTTGCTAAAAATAGCATTCACAAGCTTATAAATATTAATGACTCTGCAAGTATACGTATTGATCCTATTACAGAAAACGTAGGATGTTTATCAGGCTATAGCATTCAAGAAATTGGTGGTGATTTGTTATTTTTAAGTCCTGATGGTATTCGTACTATTGCAGGTACAGCACGTATTGGTGACGTTGAGTTAAGTTCTGTGTCTCGACAGATTCAACAAATTATTGGAAATATTGCAGACTCAATTAATACATTTACTATTGACAGTTGTGTATTACGTTCTAAATCTCAGTATCGTTTATTTTATACAGACAGTAGTGCAAGTTCATCAGTTTCTAAAGGCATTATAGGTACCTTTACTCCTAATGGTTTTGAATGGTCTGAAACGCTTGGTATTCAGGCTATGGGACTTACAACAGGATTTGACAATAATGGAGTTGAAAAAGCTTTTCATGGTGATAAAGATGGGTACATCTATAATCATGATACAGGAGATACTTTTAATCCTCAAGGCTCCGCAGAAAATATAGCTGCAGAATATCAAACACCTAATTTTGATTTTGGTGATATTGGAACTAGAAAAACTATTAAATATGTACGTCTTTCTGTATCGCCCGAAGGCGAGTGTCAGCCAACGCTAAGAATGCGTTTTGATTATGAAGACCCTAATATTACACAGCCCCCAGACTATACACTAGACTCTATTCCTTTACCAGCTATTTTTGGTTCGGCTGCATTTGGAGTAGCCACTTTTGGCGCTGCTAACGATCCAATGTTTAGACAACCAGTAGAAGGCAGCGGAAATACAATTAGTTTTAGAATTAAAAGCGAAGATACTAAAGCGCCATATGCAATTAATGGTCTTTACATAGATTATATGCCATCAGGTAGGAGATAATAAATGGCTCAAAATTACACAAGACAAAGCTCATTTAGTGATGGCGATACTATTAGTGCCTCTATTTTTAATGATGAGTACAATCAGATAGTTAATGCTTTTTCATATTCTAGTTCGTCAGCATCTTCTACAGGCCACAGGCACGATGGTTCCTCTGGTCAAGGCGGTAATATTTTTAAAATTGGCGACCTAGATTTTCTTAATAAAATTGAAGTAGATGACACTAACAATCGTTGGGGTTTTTATGTAGAAGTTTCTAGTGCGGCTGTAGAGCAAATTCGCATACAAGATGGTGCTATTGTACCTGTTACTAATAATGATATTGATCTAGGTACATCTTCTTTAGAGTTTAAAGATTTGTTTCTTGATGGAACTGCTCACATTGATACTCTTGATGTAGATGTAAATGCTACAGTTGCTGGTACATTAGGAGTAACTGGAGCAACTACACTGTCTAGTACTTTAGCAGTTACGGGTGCAGTTACAGCTAATGCTGGGGTTGTAGTAGATAATATTACGATAGACGGTACAGAGATAGATTTAAGCTCTGGGGATCTTACTGTAGATGTAGCTGGCGATATTATACTAGATGCAGATGGTGGAGATGTACTGTTAAAAGATGCTGGCGTTCAATATGCTGCATTAACAAATAATTCAGGTAATTTAATTATTAAATCTGGCTCTACTACTATGCTTACAGCCAGCGGAGCTAATGCTACATTTGCAGGTAATGTAGATGTAGACGGTAATTTAACAGTTACAGGCACTACTACTTTTAATGGAGGTACGCTTACTTTAGGTGATGCAGCTTCAGATAATGTAGTTTTTGGAGCAGATGTAAACTCAAACATTATACCTAATACAGATAATGCTTATGATTTAGGAAGTTCTTCACAAGAATGGAAGGATCTGTATGTAGATGGTATTGCATACTTAGATGGTATTAACTTTAATGGTACGGCTATTTCTGCTACTGCTGCTGAAATTAATATTCTTGATGGTGTTACCGCTACAGCCACAGAACTAAACCTGCTGGATGGCGTTACTGCTACCACCGCTGAATTGAACTACGTTGATGGGGTTACTTCAGCAATCCAGACACAATTGGATGCTAAGGCTCCTACAGCTTCGCCTACGTTTACTGGGACTGTTACTGTTCCCGGCTTAACCACAACCGCTGATGTATCCTTTGGCGACAACGACAAGGCCATCTTTGGTGCTGGTAGTGACCTACAGATTTATCACGATGGTAGTCATAGCTACATTGAAGATGCGGCAGGAACTGGAAACCTTAAACTCAGAACCAACACGCTACGAATTGAAAACGCGGCGGGAACAGAGTTATCCGCATTGTTTGTGCAAGATGGAGCGGCGACACTCTACAACGACAATACTGCTCGTTTAGCCACCACCTCCACAGGCATCGATGTTACGGGTGATGTGGTCAGCGATGGTTTGACTGTTGATGGTGATGGTTCTTTTACTGGCAATTTTGAAATATCTGGCTTAAGCCCAAAGATTTTCCTAAATGAAACAGATACTACAGATGTAAATAGCCGCATAAGAAGTGCTGGCGGTAAGCTAGAAATACAAACAGTAGATAATTCAGATGCTAATCCTGTAACACGTTTTCAAATAAACCACTCAACAGGTGATGTCAGCATTCCTAGTGGTGATTTAGACGTAACGGGTACTGTGACGGCTGATGGTTTGACGGTTGATGGCAGTGCAACTATTCAAGCAAGTTCAAGCCCGGCGCTAATTGTTAAAGATACAACTAATAATGCTGAAGCAAGGCTTCAAGCATTCAATAGCACTGCAACAGTTGGAACGCAGTCCAACCATTCATTTAGCATAGAAACAAACGACACTAATCGTGCTTTGTTTGCCTCCAACGGAGACATCAGCTTTTACGAAGACACTGGCACAACTGCTAAGTTCTTTTGGGATGCTTCTGCGGAGTCTTTGGGCATCGGGACTATCAATCCAACAGGCGATTTAGAAATAGCTACATCAGCAACAGACACGGGCGTTGATTTAGTCCTTGATGGTAATAAAACCAGCAATGGCGGTGTTGGAAGCATAATCTTTAATAACAATGGCGACAGCGTTGGCATGATTCGCTCCAACAGAGCATCTGCTAATGATGCGGCGGATATGCTGTTTTACACACAGGCTACTGGTGGCGCTAATTCAGAACGCATGCGCATCGACTCCAGCGGCAACGTCGGTATAGGCACTAGCAGTCCAGTAACCCTTAAATCTTCTACTACATTACAAGTTGATGGTAATGCAAAACTAGGGGATGACAATGGTCGTGGTCTACTTTCATTAGGAGACATTGCTTCTACTGGAGCTAACGCAGGCATTTGGCGTGGAGCAGCTGGAGCTTATGCAGGGACAGGTAATTTCTTAAATCTTGGTGGTTATGACGGCATTACGTTTACGACTGGAAATGCTGATATTTCATCGCAAACAGAACGCATGCGCATTGACTCAAGCGGCAATCTTTTGGTGGGTAAGACTAGTGCTAGTAGCGCCACTGTAGGGTTCCAAGCTGGACAAGATGGCTTTATTGCGGCAACAAGAGCAAGCGCACAGCCTTTAGTTCTTAACCGCACAACAAACGATGGAATCATTGCAGACTTCCGTAAAGACGGCTCAACAGTCGGTAGTATTGGTACTGCTACGGCAGATACTTATCCATATTTTGCTTCATCAACTTTTGGTTTTCGTTTAAGAAACTCGACAAAAACAATCACACCATCTACAAGCACTGGCGCTAATAACGATGCGGCTGTTGATTTAGGTTATTCAAGTAGCCGCTTCAAAGACCTCCACCTGTCAGGCAATGTTAATGCGGCACAAGTAAACTTAGCAGATGCTGGTGGCACATTAAGAAACGTCTTAGATTTAGATGGGTCTGACAATTTAAAAGTTGGTACAGGCTCTTCTGCTGGAACTAGGGCTATTACCTTCTTCACAGAAAATACGGAGCAGATGAGGCTGGATGCGTCAGGCAACTTGCTGGTGGGGAAGACTTCTGCCTCTGGTTCCACAGTAGGAGGAGAAATTCGTGCCACTGGTGCTGTTTTAGCAGTACGTGATGGAGATTTCGCTGGATACTTTAACCGTAAAACATCCGACGGCGAGATTGTACGTTTTGTAAGAGACACCACAACAGTCGGTAGTATTAGTGCTGTTGATAGCGATTTGTTGATTATGTCCTCACAAAGTGGACATAAAGGTTTACGTTTTGGCAATGGTTATATAGCTCCTACAAATAATAGTGGTGCTGTTGAGGACAACACAACAGACTTAGGTTTAAATTCTTATAGATTCCAAGACATTTACGCCGCCAACGGAACGATTCAAACGTCTGACCGCAACGAAAAGCAAGACATCGAAGCACTGTCTGATGCAGAGCAGCGCGTAGCTGTAGCTTGCAAAGGTTTACTACGCAAGTTCCGCTGGAAGTCTGCCGTAGAAGAAAAAGGCGACGAAGCTCGTATCCACTTTGGAATCATTGCACAAGACCTAAAATCAGCATTTGAGGCAGAAGGCTTAGACGCTGGACGCTACGGGATGTTTATCAACACAACATGGACTGATGAAGAAACTGGTGAGGAACGTAGCCGCATGGGTGTGCGCTACAGTGAACTATTAGCATTCATCATCGCAGCAATCTAGGAGATTAAAATGGCTACATGGACAATCGCAACACTTGAACGAAACACAGACTCAGACCAAGGGGTAATCGTAGCCCACTGGCGGGTAACTGAAACTGAAACTGTGGGTACTGGAGATGACGCTGTAACTTACAGTGCTTCATCCTATGGAACCTGTGGCTTCACCCCAGACCCCT